CTATATCTTGTTGATTGCGTCTATTAGTTCCTCTATTTCGAAGTGTGTATACACAACTTCTGTAACACCTTGTCCCTTATGCCCGACTATCTTTTTGATAACTTTATCCGATACGCCAGCTACGGTTAATAGGCTGATACAGGTATGACGGGTATCATGTGGGCGGTGTTTCATTCCTACAGCATCAAGTAGCGGCTTCCAGTAAGAATCATAATAATTTCTGTACTTAAAGTGTTCGCCTTCCGGGGTACTTAATAAGTATTCACTATCGTTTAGGCTGTACCAGTATTCAAAGAACGGGTAGACCTTTTCCGCTATAGGTACGGTACGGACTCCGGCAGCAGTCTTAGCAGCTACGACATTATAATACCGTTCTTCTAAATTAACATCTTCCTTCTTCAAGTCCAATAGCTCAGACACGCGGCAGCCGGAATAGATAAGCATAAGGATAACGGTATAATATGTATTTCCGTTCTTCGCTTCCCATATCCGGGATACTTCCGCCTTACTGAATGGTTCGCGGTTTAATGAATTAGGATTCCCAGCATTTTTAATATTAAGATATTCAACCATATTTCTTTCTTTCGGTATGATTTCATGTATAACAGCATACTTGTACATAAGCCCAAGCATAACCTTTAATTTTCTTAGTGTCGGGGTATTCTTCCCGGATTCATCAACAACCATTTGCAAGTGATCTAATTTAACATCGACAAAACGCATAGAAGCGATTTTATCGCAGAGCTTCCAGGAAGCTTTATAACCTTTTACGTTGGATTCGCTGACGTTCGGGAAATGTTCATCACTCCAACGTTCGTATACATCGGCAAAAGTAACCTTCGCGGCGTTTACATCGTAAGGATTCGCGTTAAATTCTGCCAGGGCGGTAAGCGCTTCTTTCCTGGTGGCATAGTATCCGACAGTTATATATAATTGCTTCGCCTTCCCGGTATCCGGGTTAATATCCCAGCCTTTCGTTTTCTTTGCTACATAGGGTTTACGGCGGTTGCCGGAGAGCTTGTAGACGCTTCCGAAGCCGTTCGGTAGTTTCATATAATTACACCTTCCTTAAAAAAGGGTATAAAAAATAAGCCCTTTTTAAAAATATGGGCTTATGATATAATTATATTGCGTTTTGTTATATCTGTAAGCCCTTGTTTATAGGTATCGCGTAGCCGTTTCGGGTGGCAGCCCGGGACGGCTTTTTAAATTATCTTAAAGGTTCAATAATTCAGATTTCTTTTTATTAAATTCTTCTTCGGTTATAGCGCCACAATCTAATAGCTGCTTATACTTTAATATTTCATCGGCAGCAGACCCGGAAGAAGCCGGGGCGCTTGATTCTGCCGTAATAGAATCGAGTAAAGCAAGTATCTTATTCGCGCAATCCGTCATAGTGTTATACAGGAAGCTTCCCTTTTTGGTATCAGCAGAAATAAGAGAAATTTCTGTATAGGTATCGTATGTATGATTAAGGGTAATTCTAATATACATTTTCTTAATCATTTCTTTTTGCGATTTCTTCCCGGTAGTTCCACCGATTACAGCACCAACACCACCAAACACAGCGCCACCGACCAGGGCGCGCCCGATGCTTACGCCGCCTTTTGTATAAGTTTCGCCGTCTACGACAAGTTCATAATCTACAATGTCGTCGAAGGAATATACAATAGGTGTTTTGTTATATATAGATACCGTCGGAGCTGGAACGTGAAAAAGTCTTTTACTCTTATCTGTGAAGAACAGCTTACCTACCGTATCTGTAGCATGGAAGTTTTTATATAATTCCTGGTTTTCTTTTATGTATTCTATATGTGCTTTGATTTCTGATACATTCTTATTCTTTATATTGCTTACAAAGTTTGGACTGCAAAGACTAAGGCAAGAAGAACAAACCGAACCTTCGGAAGTTTTGGCTTTTGTCAATGCATTAACCTTACCACCGCAAACAATACAGGTTTCTTTATTAAATAATCCCATAATACCCGCCTTTCGTTGGTAGCACTAACATTATCCTTATCCTATCACGCTGAAAGGAAGGTAGGACAATGTTAAAAGTAAATTTGTGGGAAGTGCGTACAGCCAAAGGCTTAAAGCTGGAAGCTGTAGCCGTAATGACTGGCGTAAGCAAGTCCACACTAAACAATATTGAAAATGGTAAAACTTCGCCAACACTGGCAAACCTGGAAAAAATAGCCAAGGGCTTAGGTTGCCGTATGAGCGATCTGTACGATTCCGAATATAAGTAGTATATCATATCTCAGTTTTATACCTGGTATTCTTGTAAATATTTCCACAATCCTGGAAATGTTTTTAAAATCCGGGACGAGCAGAAAAAATAGGAATATAATGGATATTGTCAAAAGGAAGGGGGCTTAACTATAATGCGTGAGAAGCTGCACAACCTTATAGACACTATCCAGGAAGAAAAACTATTAAGAAAGATATACTTTTATATCCTGGGCTTGAAGGGGTAGGCGTTAATAGCGTCTACCCTTATTTCATTTCTGAAATAATTTTCTTAAGTACGTCCCATTCGTCTTCTGATAATTTGCAAAGCGTCTTAATTAAGTTCTTCTTAAATTCATCAGCACCGCCGGAGATACGACCTACATATAAGTCCAGTTCTTCGTCTTCGGACATAGGGTTAAACATTTTCCCGTTCCCGGTTCTTAGCCATTCTTCATTAACATTAAATTTCAAAGAACAGATACTAATTACTCTATCAGATACTTCCTTACGGTTGTTTTCAATGTCTGACAAATGACCTTGTGATATAGAAAGAGCTGTAGCAAAGTCGCCCTGTTTCATGTTCAACTCTTTTCTAAGCTGTTTTAACCGTTCGTTCATTAAACAAATTCCCCCTTGCTATGAAGTAATTTTACTATAACACAAAAAATATCGCAAAGCAACAAAAAATATTATAAAAAGTGTTGACAAAGAGTAGCATAGCGATATATAATTATCGCATAGCAACAAGAATGAAAGACGAACGGGAAGGACGGAAGAAAAAAATGAGCGAAGAACAAATTAAAATTTGGAAGAAAGTAGAAGCCAAAGGCTTAGAAAAGCTGGGAAACATCGAGAAAGCACTGTTAGCAAAGGAAGGCTTTAAGGAAGCTCATAAAGATTATTGCGACTTTGTAGACAGACTGGCAGAAACTACAGGATTGACAAGCGGGGAACTGGATAGACATTTTACTACGCTTTTGGAAGAGAAAAAAGACAAGAAGAAAGCAGATGCATAAAGCACCAGGGCGGCAGCAGTCGCCAAGCAAGTGCCGTTAGCTCAGTTGGTCAGAGCACCCGGCTCATAACCGGGCGGGCGTGGGTTCGAGTCCCACACGGCGCATTAGTAGCAAGGTTGGCTACCTTGCAGCAGCGGCAGCAAGCGAATAGCTTAAGCTGGATACTGTGATAAAAATAGCAGCGGGTACACCAGCTAGAGAGTGTGCGGACGTATAACAGGTTTTTCTACAGCTTTTTTAATGAGAAAAAGCGACTACACAGTAAATTAAGCCGGAATAGGAGAAGTACAAAATATGAAAAGGTATCATTCGCGCGCGCCACCTGGTAGGGAAAAATACCTAAACCCGTAATGCAGCCTACCACAGTAGCCAGTCCCAAGCCTGGGAAAATGCAGAGGGCGGATATTACATAGAAAGGCGGGATAGATTGAGGGAAAACAACATAAAACCAGCGGAAGCAGCGGAAATATTGGGCGTTTCGCCGCAATTTATCCGGGTTGCTATGCAGATGGGGCAACTTCCTATAGGAATAGCCATAAAGCTTCCTGGTTCAAGTGAGTACACATATCAGATCAGTGACAATTTATTACAGCAGCGGACTTCTAAGAACGTAGCGGAAGAGATTAAAAGAATCAGAAGCACGAACCAAAGATAAAAGACTGTGGCAGCAGTCGTAAAGCCCTTGTTTATAGGTAAAATCGCGAAAAAGTAACAAAGAAAAGGAGAACGAAGCAGTGAAAAAATGGGTTGTTGAGATTGAGAAGGAAAGCGGGAGAGTAGAAACCAGGTTAGTACCAGCAAGAAACAAATGCACAGCAATAAGCAACTGCAAGAACGAAGGAGACACAGTATTATCATGTGTTCCATATACCGGGCAGAACGTGAAAGTAAGCGGGCAGCGTGACGAAGAAGAGGAACGCGGCTACGGTGGCTACACTTTCGGCTATGGCTTCGGATACGGGGCAAGAAGAAAGGGGCGAAAATATGGCAGCGGCAGTTATGAGCATTGATAAACAGAAGGCAAGAGCAGACGAAGCGCTGGAACTTGTAGGACAGCTTGATACTTCGATGCAGAAAGCCGTCTATATTGCTACTAAAATGTTCCTGGCGGCGAAGGAAACGCCGGAAGAGAAAGGAAAACCAAAGAAATGACACTTAAAAGAGTTGGAAGCTTGAAGAATAAGAAACATAAGCACTGTTTACAGTGCGGGCGTGTGTTGGTAGGGCTTAAGGACAATACCGAACACGAATGTAGCTTTTGCGGGCAGAAGCATTTTGTAGATATCTACGGTACTACCCTGGTACTTACAGCAGCAGAACGCCCGGACTTAAGACACCGAACCGAACCAAAGAACCCGGACGACCCGGAAGTAGTACAAAAGAAGAAAAACCAGGACGAATTTAAAAAGAACCTGGCTATATTCCGTAGTAAATGGGGAAGGTAAAGACTTAGTGTTAGGACTGAAAATATTTTTAGGTGTAATGATTGCGTTGATGTTATTAGGAATCATCGGGGCAAGAACTAAATGTAGTAAAAGTATCGCGGGAGCTATCACAATATGTTGTATTGTACTGCTTACCGCGATCATTGCCAAAGAGAACCAGCCAAAAGTAACAGCAGTAGCGCCGGAATCCGGGAAGATTCAGACAGAACAAAACGCCTGGGGAACGATTACCGTTACAGACGATACCGGGGTTACGAGAGAGTACCAGGGCTGCATACATATTTCCGGCACGTACCCGTATGAAACTACAGAGTATATGGGCTTGTGTGTGAGTATGGAAAGTGCAATAGAGACGGGCGAGTGGTCGCCAGGAATGTACAAACTGTACTACGAAAGCAAGGGGAAATACTGGGAAGCGAAAAGCAATGAGAAGGAGAGTAAAACCGATGAATAACTATATAACACTGTACGGAGAGCCTTTAGAGTATCCGCACCAGGTAAGCGTAGATAAGCGCGGAGTAGCTTACTACGGGTTCGACATGGCAACAGAAAGGGTAAGCGGTATTAAGGATATTACCCAGGTAATCGTAGAAGAAGGTACGCCAGCTTTTGAGAGCTTAACAGCAATCGACCAGGTAAAAGACCTGTTAGACTGTAAGCTGCTGGTTACTGGAAGAATCCGTACAAGAAATATCAAACGGAAGGACACCGACGGCAGCAGAACCAAAGAGAAAGAACACGACAAGAAGAACCAGGCAGCAGAGAAAGAACATAGCAAGTTATATATTTCAGTGCGCGCCCAGGAGATTACAGACCAGGAATACGAAGGAGATACGAACGGGGTAGTTTTAACCGGGTTCGTATGTAAAAAGGGCGATATGCGGACTACGCCGCGCGGTATCCGTATTACGGATATGATTTTAGCGTGCTGGCGTGAAGACGACGAAAGCAACGTAAGCGATTATATCCCGGCGATCACATGGAACGGAACAGCGGCAAGGGCAGCAGATAACCTTAATGTAGGGGACTGTATCGAAGTGCGCGGACGTTTACAGAGCCGGGAGTATACAAAAGAGCTGGAACACGGGGAAACCGAGGTTAGAACGTGTTACGAGCTGAGTATTGAGGAATACCAGGTAGTAGCACCAGCGGAGTTAAAGAAAGAAGCGTAAGCACATACACCCGAAAACAGAGAAAGACAAAAAGAAAAGCCGCTAGGTTATCGGGAAATAACTTAGCGGCTTTGCCGTACAAAGCTGTACTTCAACTCACAAAGATAGTATAGCAAATATCCGGCGAAAAAGCAACTGGAAAGCCTTTAAATTCAAGGGGTTTTACCAGTTTTAAGGCTTGATAAAAGTATTAACTTTAGGAACAGGAGTTAGGATATATGCCATACATCATAGAGGTAGTACAGGCGGGTAGAACTGTAGAGGTAATGAAGTACTATAGCAGCAGATACGGGAAGAAGGGGATAAAGAGAGGGGAGAGGAAGGCACTTACCAAAGAAGAACAGATTAAAGTGAATAAAAGAGCAGCAGAGAAGAAGTTAAGAAGGCTGATAAATGAGAATTTCCAGGAAGGAGATACACACCTGGTACTAGACTACAGAAAGGAGAGAAGACCAGCCGGAAGAAAACAGATGCGGGAAGACGCAGACGACTTCTTAAGGGAAATGCGAAAGCTGTATAAGCGTCACGGTATCCCGTTCAAGTACATTCATGTAATGGAGATCGGGAAGAAAGGGGCGCTGCATCATCACTTAGTCATAAATACACCCGAAGAGATAAGCCAGCAAGCTATAGTACGGTGCTGGAAGGGAAGAGGAAGGACACACCACAACCCGCTAGACGATACAGGACAGTACGCTAAATTAGCGTCATATCTGATAAAGCAAAGCGACGGAATGTTAAGAAGCCCGGACGCACTGCAAGGAAAGCGCTGGAATAGTTCGCGGAACTTAAGGAAACCGAAGGTATTAAGGAAAGAGCCAGTAAAAGACAAAGGCTGGTATAACCGTATCGCAAGACTTCCGAAGAAGTTGGAACAGTCCTATTACCTGGACGGCGACAGCGTACAGGAAGGAATACACGAAAAGACAGGTTATACGTTCTTTACCTACACATTTGTAAAAATCAATCAAACCTGGAAGGAGACAGAACTAGAATGGGACAAACTTTAGGAATTGACAGAGACTTAGCAAGAAAAATTAAGAGAATGAGCCGTAAGGAGCTGGACGGCTATTTAACGAGAGTGACCGACAAGAGTTACAACAACGGTTACGAACAGGGCTTAGTAGAAGGTATCGCACTGGCGGGACAGGCTATGGACGAAATCCTTAAGGAAGAAGTGATTAAAGGCACGTTCCCGGCTGAGAAGGTAGACGAGATCAAAAAGGCAGTAGGTACATATATCGCAAAAGTGCCGGAGCGGGCAGTAGAGAAAGACCAGGACGAAGGGAAGGAAGAAAATGTTTAAAGCAATCTATCTTACCGGGACTATTGTAGCGTTCTGCTTCGCCCTGTTATGGCTGGACGTTGATGAGATGCGGGAAGAAATGCGGGAAGAGGAACGGGGCTACTACCGGGAGAAGCCACACGGGAAAGAGAAGGCGGCGCTTGTATGGGCGCAAGTTGGGACTGCATTAACCGTAGGGCTTATGTGGTGGCTTGTGGTAGTGGCAAGCATCGGAGTAACAATATTGACGATTACAGGAGACGACTTAGGAGAATGAATACAACAGAATCAGAAGACCAGGCGCAGCGCCTTATATTTGACTGGGCGCGCTGGCAGCAGGGCAAATACCCACAGCTTAAGGCTATGTACCATGCAGCAAACGAAGGGAAGCGAAGCACAAGAGCCGGGGCGGAATTGAAACGCCAGGGCATGAAGCCGGGCGTAAGCGATATCTGTTTACCGTATGCTTCCGGGAAGTACAACAATCTGTATGTAGAGCTGAAAGTAGGAAATAACAAAGCTTCGGACAATCAGCTTAAGTTTGTGGATATGATAAACAGCATTGGCGGGAAGGCGGTTATAGTCTACGGTAGCGAAGCGGCAATAGAGCTTATAACTGCATACCTGGAAGGAACTATAGACGATTTGGAAATAGTAAGCGACACATACCCAAAGGAAAAAGCAAAGATAACAGAACGGGTAAACAAGAAACGCTTTATTGGATTTTGCGGTACAGACTGCCGGAAATGCGATAACAAAGGCTGCCAGGGACGGACGGTAGACGACATATTAAGCCCTGGGTTATTGCCAGCAACATAAAGAACAGTACAAAAGAGAAAAACGCTTGTAACTGCTTATGGTTATGGCGAAAGCAAGGAAAAATAGTATATCACACACGTAACACGACAACAAAAGCAACAGCGGCGGGGCGATCTGCTGCCGCCGCAGAAAGGGTAGGTTTAGAAAATGAGAACAGCAGCAGTAGTAAATTTAAAAGGCGGAGTAGGAAAGAGTACAACAGCTATCAACATGGCTTTGATTATGAGCCAGGTACACGGGAAGAAAGTATTATTGATTGACAATGATTTCCAGGCAGCAGTTACAAAATTCTTTGAAAAACACAGTTATGACGCGCTGAGTATGGAAGAAGTGCTTAGAAATCCGATTTTATTCGCGCAAGATGTAATTGTACCGAGCGGACGCTGGGGGCTGGATATTATCCCGTCTAATATGAACCTGGTAGCGGCAGCAGACGACCTTATAACAGATAAGGACGGCGACCAAATGGGAAGAATCAGACACGTACTTAACCAGGTGGAAGAAGATTACGATTATTGTATTATTGACTGCCACCCGGGAGTAGGAATAGAGGTGCTTAACGCCCTGGCAGCAGCAGAAGACATTATTATACCGATTAAGGCAGATAAGAACGCTTTAGACGGTATGGAAGAGTTAGACGACATTATACAGGAAATCAGACCGTATAACGAAAAGCTGAAAAGCGTGCGCTGCCTGGTAACGATGTACACAAAGGATATTGATGTAATCAAAGGCGAGGAAGCTTTAAGAAATAGCAAATACGACGTATTTAATACGCATATCAGACATAGCAAGAAAGTAACAGCGTGGACGTATGAGAACGGGCAAAGCCTGTTAGAGACAACACCGAGAAGCGCAGCGACAAGAGATTATAAGAACCTGGTATTAGAGTATATGGGGAAAAGAGGATAAGGAAAATGAAAAAAGTTGAAGAAACAATAGTTATACGAAATGAAAAAATGATTTATGCGGTAAGACTGAAAAGTAAAACGGAAGGCGAAGACGGCAGAAGAGAGAATAACAACCCGTATCTTATTGTAGAAGGTGGAAAAATAAAATACATAGATCATATCTACGGGAATAAGTCAGAATTTAATTTTAATGACGAAGTACACACGGTAGCAAAAGAAATTTTCATAAGTGGACTTAAGAACGCGATTAAGGAAGAGATTTTACAGCTTAAGCAGTTAGAGCTTGTGCTGGAAGAAATGAACCTTAAAGAGTGTGTCGGGGATACATTACAGGAAAGTGCAACATTTTTACAGAATGTCAGAAAGTTTATAGGAGTTGGAGAAAAGTAGGAGCGTAAAGATGTTTGAAGAGTTCAAGGAAACATTAAGAAGGGTTCTGCTGGCAAAGTATAGCATCGGCTTTATAGACGGATACGAAACCGGGAAGGCTGACGGATACCGGGAAGGATATGCAGACGGAATAAAAACGGGTGGCTTTGCTGACGGGTACGAAGCTGGATACAAGCAAAGAAAGAAGGAAGAGTAGAAAATGGGAATATACAGGGAAGTAGAGACAGAAGTAACGTGCGATACATGCGGGGAACGTATAAAAGCGTGGTGTAGTGCCGGAACAGGAGTAAGCCGCGTATGGGCGGCACATTACGCAAGGGCGGAAGGTGCGACGGTTGGAAAGAAGGGCGTAATGTGTAAAGAGTGCCGCATAGCAGAGAGACAGAAGAAATGTAGCTTAATAAAAAGGCTTGGAGAACCAGGAAGAGAAGCAGACGGTACTTGTAGAGGGTTCGGAACAGAGAACGACGACGAACCAATAGAACAGTGCAAAAGATGTATAGCTTGCGTAGACTTCGACTGGGAAGAAGAAAAAGCAAGGTTTAAATTTTAGGTACAGCAGAAAGGAGATAGAACAATGGGAAAGATAGGCATAGGCGACAGACTTAACGCCAACAGCAAGAAAAATATTATTTTTGCAAAGGACTACAGAAAGGTACGCTTAGACCCGCGTACACTGATTCCGTCGGAGCATAACAAGTATAGCCAGGACAATATAGAAGAACTGGCGGACAATATGCTTTTAGTCGGACAGTTACAGGAAATCATAGTAGGGCGTGTAGACGGGCAAGACAGAATAATAGTAGGACATAGACGTACAGCGGCAGCAGTCCTTAATATCGAGCGCGGACACGACGAATTTAAGCTTGTGGACTGCAAAATAAAAGAAATGAGCGAAAGCCTGTTTATGCTGACACTGCATAGTGCAAATATCTTTAACCGACAGCTTAGCGACTGGGAACTTACGAACGGTGTAGCTGAGTTTACAAAATACCTGGTAAAAGCCAGGGAATCCGGGGAACTGACTATAGAGGGAAAAATGAGAGACTATATAGCAAATGTTACAGGGAAGTCTACGGGTAAGATAAATCAGATCAACAGTATCAATAACAATTTGTGCGAAGAAGGCAAGGAAGCATTTAAGGACGGAAAAATAAATTTTTCTACGGCTTACGAAACGTCCAGGCTGCCGGAAGCAAAACAGCATGAAGTTATTGAAAACGGGGAATTGTTAAGTAAAGATGTCCGGGAAATGGTAAAAGAAGAGAAAGAGAAGAAAGAAGCAGAAAAGAAGCCGGGCGACGATTACGAGCCAGCACACCCGGAAAGCATTACGAGCCTATGCTATTCTTGTCTATACTACAGTGAGTGCAACGTAAAAACGGGAACTTGTAAAAAGTGCGATAAGTACACAAATAAGGCAGAAGCAGAGAAAACAGAGGAACAGCGGTACGATGAAGAACAAGCAGCGATAGACCGAGATACAAAAGCGAAGCTACGGCAGCAGTCCGATGATAAGAAAATGGAGACACTACCGAGCGAAGCGGTGGCAGCAGAACCGAAGACACACATTATACGGCTTGCAGCTATGAATTATGACGATGTTATAAGCGGTAAGAAAAGCTTTGAAATCTGCAAAAATGCCGGATATAAGGAAGGCGACATTATAGAGTATATGGAGTTCAAAGACGGGCGTAACACGGGAAGAACATTTAAGGCGGAAATAGTTTATATAGTGAATGAACATAGAGGACTAACAGAAGGCTTTTGCATCATGGGAATAAAAGTAAGACCCGAAGAAAAAAAGGAAGCTGACTTACCGGGACAAATGGATATAGAGGAATACTTAGGAAAATAAAAGGTGTCAGAATCTGACACGGAAAGGGAATAACAATGTGGTGCGAAAGGTATAAAAGCATAACAACACTTGTAACGGAATGTGAATGTAAAACTTGTTTTATGTGTGAATATTGCGAGCCGGAAGATGGAGAGGAAGAAGACTATGATTACTGAATGGCAAAGAATGAAAACGAGAGAAGTTAGAAGCTTTACGGAGATTGATATAAGAGAAATACTGATACCATGTATAGGCGTATATAATCGACCGAGCGATTACCCGGACAAATGCGTAGCTAGATTATTTGACGGGACGAAGCCAACGAATATTATTATAACAAGAAATACAGTAGAAGAAATCCGGGAAGATATTACAAAGTGCTTCCCGGATATGCTACCATTTGCGAGAGATAAAGAAGACTGTAAATGTGTAGTAGAAACATGGATTTAGGAGCGTGGCGATATGGAGATTAAGAAAAATCAGAAGGTACGGATAATATGCAGCGAAGCCAGGCTTAAGGAAGTAGGCGTAAGGCAGAAACATATTAAGCATATCCTGGGAAAGATAGGTACAGTAAAGGAAATACGGAAGCTGCCGAATACGGACGATATGTATGCCTACTTTGTACACTTCCGTTATGTGAATCTGAAAGCAGCACCGGGGAACAAGAAGCCCTACTATGCTATGCTGGACGATATGATAGAACCTATTAACCTGGAAGTAGTAGGAGAAAAGAAGGAATGATAGTATACGGTAGAAAGAATGGGAAGGCACTACGAAGTGCGCTTAACAGTGTGACGGAAGTACGAAACGGTTACATATATGCAGCAGCTACAGGAGAGTGCATAGCAAAGATAGGTAATACAATAATGATGAGTCTACAGGAAATGTTATTGATAATGTGGGCAAGCTTGGGAAACAAGAAAGCAAAGAAGGAATTAAGACAGCGGGAAATACGAGACAGACAAAAGCAGATCATACGAAGCCGAAGGCGGCAGCAGTTGTTACGCGAGAACCAGGACAAGAGCAATAACTGGAAGCGTATACATGGACTACCAGCGACCAGGAAAAAGCGTGGAAAAACTCAGCAAACTATAGAGAAAACATAACAAAAAAGAATTGAAACTAAAGAAACTTTATGGTAATCTATATGTACAAACGCAAGAAGAATTAGGCAAAGGAAAGCACCCTTTGCCTGGTTCTTCTTTTTTGTTTGTCTAAACCTCCCAAGTGCCGCATGAAATCCAGGGCGGCACTATGAAAGAAGAATAGAAATGCTTAAGAAGTTATGCAGTTACCCGGGCTGCCACAAGGTAGTAGAAAGCGGGGTTAAGTATTGCGATAAACACAAGAACACGGACAGAGAGAAGTACAGAGAATACAAGCGTAAGCGTATGGAGAACGAAGAGGAAGCCCGGCGGCAGCAGTTCTATAATAGCAAAGCCTGGGAAGGGTTCAGAGCTAACCAGGAATCGGCGCAGTTTTGCGTAGATATATTTGAATACTACACAACGGGAATAGTGATAACAGCGGAGCAGTACCACCACATAGAAGAGGTTACGGAAGCATGGCATAGGCGACTTGATAGAGACAATGTAATAGGACTGAGCGAAGCGAATCACAGGCGCATACATAAGGAATATGACCGCGGCTACATGGCAAAAAAGAAGATGCAGCGAACGCTTTACGATATGCTACAGCGCTTCCGGCGAGAGTTCGGAGGCAGCGGGGGGATATAAAAACTTTTTATTTATTTTTAAAAGTCCCGAGTTCAAGTTGATTTGAAAAAAAACGCCGATTTTTTGTATAGGGGGGTGTCTGAGAAGGTGGCAGTATGGCGAATGAAGAAAAAAAGACAGAAAAAAACAAGCCGAAACCTTGCCCGAAATGGTTAAGTAATGCGGCTAAAAAAGAGTGGCGAAGAATTGCGAAAATCTTCGCGGAAGAAGAAAAAGAATTTACGGACAAAGACCTTAAAGCCCTGGAAGCTTACTGTACGAACTATGCAAAGTGGCAGAAGTGCGAACGGATCATAGACGAAAAAGGCTACAGTATGGAAGTGGGCGATAATGGTTATGAACAGCAAAGACCAGAAGTAAGCATAGCAAATAAAGCGCAGACGGAAATGAGAGCCTGGGCGAAAGAATTAGGATTAACGCCAGCGGCGCGGCAGAGAATGAAAGCAGAGAACGCACAAGGCGACGGCGGCATAGACGCGGAGCTGGACGGAATGATAGCACATGATTAACAAGGAACTGCTTTTAGCTGCCTGGTTGGAGAAGTTACAAAAGAAGTGGGATACGGAAGAATACTACTACGATGTAGAGGAAGCAAAGAAAGTATTTAAGTTCGTGTCGAAGTTGACCAATGATAGAGGAGCAAGCCGAAACTTTGATTTATTAGAATTTCAGTTTGAAATAATAACAGAAATCCTATGCGTAAAGAGAAGGAGCGACGGCAAGCGGAAACATAGAGAAGCACATATAAATATACCGCGAAAAAATGGTAAGTCATTCCTGGCGGCGATTATAGTAGTATATCTCTTTTTCTGTCAACGGCATATCTTCGGCGCGCTTTTTATTTTAACGGCAAATACAACCAAACAGGCGGGCGAGCTGTACGGAACAGTAGAACATTTCATAAAAGCAAATAAGACGCTACGCCGCTACTGCAAGATTACAAGCAGTACGAAGACCATTATACGAAAAGATAACGGTAATAAGCTTATGGTACTGTCGTCAGATGCGGACAACGCCGACAGTTTTAACGATTATGTGGCTGTCCTGGACGAGATACACCAGGCAAAAAACGACGAAATGTACGGAAAGCTGAGAACGGGACAGGGAGCATGGGACGAGCCGCTAATAATGACAATTACAACGGCTTCCAGTGGAGAAGACCCGGCAAACCCGGAAATGCAGCTTTACACTATGGCGAAGAAAATAGAAGCCGGGGAAGTGAACGACCCGAGCTTTTACTATAGGATTTACGAAGCTGATAAAGATTGTAATGTAGAGGACGAAACACAATGGTATAAATCAAACCCGGCGTTAGGAGTATTTAGGAAGCTGGAAGACCTGGCGAACTATGCGAAGCGTATACGGCTTATGCCTTTACAGGAAAATATGTTTAGGCGTATGTTTTTGAACCAGCACGTAGCGTTAGACCATGAAAAAGGCGCTATAAATATGGATTTGTGGGACTTGTGTACGAAAAAGGTAGACACGAAAGACCTAGAAGGCTGGAAGTGCTGGGGCGGCTTGGATTTATCAAGTAAAAATGATATTACGGGCTTTGTCCTGGTATTTTATGAAGAGACAACCGGGCGATTTATCGTAGTACCGTACCTGTATACGCCGAAAGAAACGGTAGCATACAGGCAGCATAAGGACAATAACCCTTATGAGTACTGGATAAAAAAAGGCGATTTGATAGCTTTAGACGGAAAATATGTAAATTTTGAACGCTTCTTAGACCATGCGGTAGAACTGGACGAAAAATACAGGATAGAACAGATAGGCTTCGACCAGTGGGGAAGTACAACAATCATAAACAGATTAGAAGACCGCTGGGACGTTATCCCGATAGGACAGGGAACTAAGACCATGACACAGGTTATTAACGATTTTGAGAACCTATTAGTAGACGAAAGGTTGATTATTGCAGAAAATGAGTGCTTCCGATTCATGGCGAAGAACTGTATAGCAGTTTACGACGAAATGTTAGGAGTTAAGTACAGCAAGAAGAAAAGTAAATTTAAAATCGACGGTGTAATAGCTATGCTTATGGGCTTGCTATTGTGCATCGAAGAAAATGGTATTGAACACTATAACCCGGTGGAATACCTGGACGCGATGTGAGAAGGAAAAAATATGCTTAAGAAGTTAAAAAACATAAAGAAAAAAATAGTGATCGCAGACGGGCTATTATTGGCAGCTATGGCGGTAGTGTTTGGGACGACATACGACATAAACCCGCATATCGGTATGTATGTTTTAGCTGCTGAGCTGGCAGCAGTCGCGATTATGATAGTAAGGAGCGGTAAGAGTTAATGTTTTTGGATTTTTTGGAAAAAAGAAGCGAAGAAGTAGACGATACGCCGCAGCTTACGGACGAAGAAAAGCTTTTTTTAAAGGTTTTCGGGATAGAAGAAGACCAACCAGCGGCGGCAATGAAGGAAGCAACCTACTTTACCTGTATAAAAAAGCTGTCGGAAGCAGTGGCAAAAACGCCGCTATATCTTACCCAGGACACAGATAAGGGAGAAAGAAGGGCAAAAGAACACCCGTTATATGAGCTTTTGAGCTTAAGACCAAACCCGTATATGACGGCGGTAGACTTTTGGAAGGCAATAGAAGCCACCAGGCAGCACGAAGGAATAGCCGGAGCGGTAAAAGTGTACGGAAGAAAAGGAAAAATAGAAGCTTTGTACCCTTGTACGATAGAAGGAATCACTATAGACGATGCGGGCGTACTCAGATCAACTAAAAAGCATAAAGTTTTAGTTGATTTCAAAGTTTCAGGTACGGGAATGAACGAAAGCGCCTTTTATGAGGATTTGCTGATATTCAAAGGCTTTACTATGGACGGAATCAACACGGAAGCGGTAAGGACTATCGTAAAAAGCACGATAGACGTACAGATTAAAGCTCAGAATTACCTTAACACGTTATTTGATAACGGGTTGACTAACAAAATGGTAATACAGCTTACAAGCGATATAAGGGACGAAAAAGAGCTTAGAAAGATACAGGAAAAATTTGGAAAACTGTACAGCAAAGGGAAGCGTATCTTTACAGTTCCGGCGGGATTTAATGTACAACCCGTAAATTTATCCCTGGCAGACGCACAGTATGAGCAGATAAGAAGAATGTCTATAAGTCAGATCGCGGCGCTGTTCGGTATAAAAATGTATCAGCTTAACGATTTGAAAGACACAAATAACAATTCGCTGGAACAGCAGCAGCTAAGCTTTTTAGTAGATACACTGCTTATCCTGTATGAATCTATCGAACAGGAAGTAACGTGGGGCTGCTTAACAAAAGACGACAGGGCACAAGGATATAAAGCGAAGCATAACACAAATGTTATTTTGCGTTCTTCGCCGGAAACCCAGCAAAAAATATTATGCGCTTACGTGGCGGGCGGAATTATAAAACCGAACGAAGCCAGGTTAGAGCTTGGAAGGGAAACTACAGAGGACGGGGACGACCTTATAGTAAATGCTGGTGTGCTTAAGCTTAAGGACTTAGGAAAGGACACAAAGGGAAATGCCGGAGAATAACACACACAGTACAGAAGATGCGGCGGAAATCCAGGAAAGAAGAAATTATGTAGCGTACCAGGGGATACTGCTTGAAGTGAGAGCGGCAGCAGAAGGCGAAGAAAGCCGCACGATTGGCGGTTATGCAGTTAAGTATAATACGCCTGTAGTTATTACTGACCGCTGGGGCGACAAATATTTAGAGGAAATCGCCGCGGGCTGCTTCGATGAAAGCTTAAGCAGATGCAAAGAGAACGGCAACGAGATAAAAGCGTTATGGAATCACGACACAAGCCGACCGCTTGGAAGCACGAAGACGGATACACTCAGATTTAACATGGGGGATACTACTGGGCTGAATTACGACATTGATTTACCTAATAACACATGGGGAAATGATGTACGGGAAAGTGTGAAGCGTGGAGACGTAGACGGTAGTAGCTTCGGTTTTATCTGTTTAGAAGATAAATGGAGCAAAGTACAGCACGAAGGCGAAGAAATGTACAAAAGAAGTGTTGTAAAAGCGGAGCTGTTGGAAGTAAGCCCGTGTACGTTCCCAGCTTATGACAGTTCACAAATTAACTGTAGAAGCTTTGAACGTATGAAAGCAGATACCAAAGAAGAGAAGCGGCTGGAAGAGCTGAGAAAAGAAGCGCGACTTTTGGAAATCGCAGACGAAAATAACAAGGAGTAACCACATGACAGTACAGGAATTAAGAGAAGAGATTGTACAGAAAACAGAGGAAATTAACGGATACCTGGAAAGCAGAGACGCGGACAAGGCAGAGGAAGCTTTAGCAGAAAAGAGAAAATTACAGAAATTGCTTGCGGTAAGAGAAGCAGAGGACGACGAAGAGCGGGAAGACCTGGGAAGACAGAAGAAACAGAAAGAAAGCAGAACAACAGGAGCAGTAAGCGAGTTAAGAGCTGCCGTAAAATTTGCTTTGCATGGAAAGGCAGCACTGACAGACGAAGAAAGAGCTGCCGTAAATATCGACGGTAACGCTGCTATTCTGCCGGAGCAGTTCGTAAACGATATCCAGGTATTAAGAGCTGGTTTCCCAAGCCTTAAAAACCATTGCCATGTAATCAAAGCAACCTCTAACCACGGCAAAATGCCGTTTGCAAAAATCGGCGGTAAAAAGCTGAAAAAGTATAAATCTGGCACGAAGCTTACAGGAGAAGCGGCAAATACAGAGGATATCAAGTACGACATTGAGAATTACGGTTCACTTGTACCGATTGCAAACGATTTACAGGAAGACGAAGCCGTAAATATCGTACAGGAAGTTATTAAGCCGGACTTCGCGGAAGCTGGGGTTAATACTGAAAATGATGAGATTATGCAGATTGTAGAAGCCAATGCCGTAGACAAGTCTACAGGTGCGAAGGATTGGAGAGATGTAAAGAAAATTATCGACGGAGTATTACCGACACTTCGCGGAAGAGTGGTAGTAATTACAAACCTTTCCGGCAGCGTGTACTTAAAGTCCCAGGAAGATAAGAACGGAAGAAACTTAGACCTGGTTAAAGAGGTAAACGGTAAAGAATACTTCCAGGGTAAAGAGCTTATTACGCTGAGTGACGAAGATATTACAGCAAGCACTACAGAAAAAATGATTTTCTATGTAGTAAATTTGTATGCCCTGGTTAAATTCTTCGAGAGAAAAGGCTATACAGTGTCTACGGATAAGTCTGTATTCTTTGAATCTGACGAACTGGCGCTGAAAGTACAGGAGCGCTTTGACTGTGAGAAACTGGACGACAGAGCAGACTTTAAAATTGAGTTCGCGGCAGCGTAGGCGTAGCTTATGGCGATCACATTACAGGAAGCGAAGGAATATTTAAGGGTAGGCTATGACGATGATAACGACTATATCACGGAGCTTATAGATATATCCGAAGCTTACATAGACGGTTGTGTGGGTACTGCATACCGGGAAAAGGATAAATACAATAGCGAAGAAGAATATAAGAGAGGTTGCAGACTTGCAACCCTCTTACAGAAGAAAGTAATAAGCGATATGTACGACGTAAGAGGAACTACAGTAAGCAATAACACGAAACAGGATAAGATAACACAAACTATCCTGGATAAGCTGGCGAATGTGGGGTAGGTAAAATGTATGTAATGATACAGAAGCGGCAAAAGACCGTAGAAAAAGGGCGACCAGTGGAAAAGTGGGACGACTACTTAAAATGCTGGTGTGAAGTAAAGAGCCTGTACGGGAAAGAACTGTATACCGCCCTGGAAGCAAAGTTAGAAAATGTAATGAACTTTGAAACGCGATACTGTAAAGCCCTGGAAGCCTTAAATACAAAGGAATACCGGGTAGTATGGGGCGAACGTATATTTAAGCTTATCAATGCCGATTACGGCAAATACGACCGCCGGAAAGTGGTACTTAAAGGGCAAGAAGTGGTATGAGTTTTAATATTACTATGGATTTTTTGGGACTGGACGAAGTGCAGCGGGAAATAGAAAGGCTTGCTACAGCGTCGGAACTGAAAGACCTAAATAAAAAGATTGTAAAGAAAGCCGGGAAAGTCGGCTTAGAAGAATCGGAAGGGCAGATAAGGAAGAAAGCATACAGTAAAAACCCTATGAAATCCGGGCGGCGCGGCAGCAGGACGGGGCAGCACGCGGCGGATAATGTCCCGGAGAAGGGAACGACACAAAGCGGGAACTATGGAGAAGTCATAGGCTGGGAAAAAAGCGATACTTCGCCATTTTTCTACATGAAGTTCCATGAATGGGGTACGACGATGCATAAGCCTAAAAAATTCATGCTGGAAGCAGCACGCCCGACATATCGCGCACTAAAGAGCATAGCAGAAGAAGAATACGAGAAAGTTTTAAAGGAAAAGTTAGGGGGATAATATGGCACTTCTGAGTGAAGAAGAAAAGCAGCAGCTTAAGCAGATCATGGCGGATTATCCGAATAACGAAGACCTGGATTTAACGGCGTATATAGCAGATGTAATAGGTATAACGGGAAAACACGTAGAAGAAGGCTGGTATAACCAGGATATAAACGATACCCATATTACTTTTTACTATATTACGGATACCGACGCGAACCATAGCGACGATAAGAACGAAGCAGAAGAATACTATATACAGGTAGATATATGGAGTGAAGAAGATTGTTTCCTTTTGAAACGGAAAATAAAGAAATTACTTAAGAAGGCGGGCTTTACATATTTTGCGGGAAATGATGATTATGAACAGGATACGAAAATATACCATAAAGCAGCGCGATTTTATTTTTTGATAAATACCGAAGGAGAAGACTAAGGTAATGAAAGTCCAGGAAAATAAACAGACGATTGAGAGAAGCCGAGTAGTAGGCTTAAAGGATATCTGTGTAGCGGAAGTTACTACAAACGATGCTACGACCTATGCAGCAGACACACCTACCAGGCTGGCGAAAGCAATCACGGCAACTATTAAAGAGACATTCGAGGTAGAGTACTTATACAGTGACGACGAAGTAGAGGATACTACAGAAACATTTGTAAAAGCAGAAATTGAGTTGGAAGTAAACAGACTGACACCGGGCGACTATGCGTTACTGTTTGATTCTCTGTATAAATCCGGCTACCTGGTAAAATCAGAGAGCGACAGAGCGAAGGAAGTTGCTTTAGGATTCCGGGCAAAGCAGAACAACGGGAAGTACGAATTTGTATGGTACTATTGCGGAAAAGCAGAACACCCGGAAGAGTCCTATGAGACAATCAAGGACAAGAAGACCGCTCAGACACAGAAGATTACATTTACTTTCTACGCAAGAAAGAAAGAGGATACCGTAGACGGAAAAGCAAAACGCTTCTATGCACTTAAAGTAGATGAGTCGCAGTTGTTAGAAGAACATACAAACGCTAAAAAAGCTATTGCGGAATGGTTCGGGGCGGTACAGGAATACAAAGCAGATGTAGCAGCGTAAAAACTGAAAAAAAGGGGCGGTGTCAGAATATGACACCGCTAAGAAGGTGCGAATATGAAAATAACAATTAACGATAAAGAGTATGAAAGCGGAAAAATTACAAGAGAAAAATACAGATCATTTTGTGAGACGTTCGACAGCTTTTTAAAGAAGGAAGCTGCTTCTATGACTTTTACAGACGAAGACTTAGATAAAATGATTGAATCTATCGTAGTGGTATACGGAAATCAGTTTACATTTGATGAAGCCAGCGATGCGCTGGACGAAATCGCGGATATTCTGCTTAATTTCTCACTTATCAATGCGGAAATTTTGAATAAGAGTAATTTACAGGCAGAGAAGACAGCAAAGACCGGGAAAGCAAATATTATTACAATCGGCGGTAAAGAATACGATTGCGGAAAGATTGGAAGAAAGAAATATAAAGCCTTCCGCGAGGTGTACGAAAGACTGACACGCCCGGAGAAACAGACATATACAGATGCGGAACTGGACGAAATGATTAACACTATTGTACTGGTGTATGATAATCAGTTTACTTTTGAAGAAGCGAACGAATCTTTAGAAGATGTTTCAGAGATTATTTTTAACTTCGGACTGATTAACGCGAATATCCTTAAGAAGCTTAAGGACGAAGCCGCGGGCGCAAAAAAAAATTTAAGCTCACAGGTGTAATAGACTACTGCCTGGAATGTGAGGAAGGAGAAAAAAGGCTATACAGAATCACGACATACGCTTACCGAAGATTTATAAAGCTTATGGAGAGAATTAGCTGTACTGATGATGAAGACGACTTATTAGAGCTATACGCTGCCGTGATACAGGTTGTATTTAACGACAGGGTAGAGAATGAAGAAATAGAACGGCTGGACGTAGCAGACATTATAGATACGTTTGGAGCGATAGTAGAAATCATAGATATTTCTGTCAATGAAAAAATACGGTATCTTGGTACGCTTTTGGGCGGAGTGCCGGAAGAAGACCAGGGTAGCGCGTTCGATGAATACGACCAGGAAAATGGGTATATCGAAGAGACGACACAGGAAGAAATATGGAGATCATACGGGGACAACCTGGACGCTATCCTACAGATATGCATAAAGAGTATGCGAAACAGCTATAAGGAGTGCTTAGAATCAGATTTAAGCGACTTATTGGACTACGTTGTATTTCAAGTCGAATATGACCGGGAAAAGTAGACATAAGGAGCGTAATAAATGGCTGGTGCAAGTCTCAGAGTAGGGGCGAATACAAGCGAGTTTACCAGTCAAATGAAATCAATGCTTACGCAAATGAAGCTTGTTACCAGCGAATATAAGGTAGAAGCGGCACAAGCGAAAGCATTAGGAAGTCAGACAGATTTACTTAAGGCTAAGAAGACAGAGCTTACAAGTAAGATTAAGCTGCAAACGGACGCAATTAAGCTACAGCAGACCAATTTAACAGCTCAGAAGCAGAAGCTTACAGAACTGATAGAGAAGGAAGACAAGGCAAAGCAGAAGGTAGCAGAGCTTACGAAAGCCCATGAAGATAGCGTTAAGGCGACTGGAAAAGACAGCGAGGAAAGCCAAAAACTAAATGCACAGCTAGAAGAAGCAAAAGAAGCACACGCAAAGGCTACAAATGCTGTAAAGAAACAGGAAGATGCAATAGCGAAGAATACGGTTAAGCTGAATGAATCGAAAGCGGCACTTACTGAGCAGAATACAGCATTAAAAAATACAGAAGAAGAATTAACGAACGCCGAAAAGAAATGGACTGTTTTCGGACAGGAAATAAAGACGGCGGGAAGCAACATGGACGAAGCCGGGAATAAAACTATAAGCCTGGGCGACGTTATTAAGGCTAATCTTATTTCTTCCGCGATCATCAACGGAGTAAAAGAGCTTGCTAACGGGATAAAGGAACTTGCGAAGGGCGCGATAAGCGTCGGCATGGACTTTGAAAGCGGCATGAGCCAGGTAGCGGCTACTATGGGTATGACTACCCAGGAAATAGCCGGGGGAAGCGAAGCTTATACAAAGCTGGAAAATGCAGCGAAAGAAGCCGGAAATACTACCCAGTTTAGCGCTACCCAGGCAGCAGAAGCCCTTAACTATATGGCACTTGCCGGATATGATGCAGACAAAGCAGTAGAGACATTACCTACAGTTTTGAACCTGGCAGCAGCGGGCGGAATGGATTTAGCGACAGCTTCCGACATGGTAACGGACAGCATGAGCGCACTAGGGGACAAAGCCGGAACTACAGAAAGTTTTGTAGACAAAATGGCGAAGACCTCACAAAAGAGTAATACCAGTGTGCAACAGTTAGGCGAAGCGCTGCTTAGCGTAGGCGGAACGGCTAAGAGCTTAGCGGGCGGAGTTACCGAAGCGAATACCGTATTAGGAATATTCGCAGATAGCGGAACGAAGGGAGCAGAAGGCGGAACAGCATTACGAAACGTAATTTTAAGCCTTACAGCGCCGACGGATACCGCAAAGAAAAAAATGCAAGAGTTAGGGCTTGAAGTCTTCGACGCAAACGGGAATATGCGCCCGTTAAATGAGACTTTCCAAGACCTTAACGGAATCCTGGGAAATATGACCCAGGGAGAGCAGACAGAAGTATTAAACACAATCTTTAATAAAGTTGACCTTAAGAGCGTAAATGCTTTACTTGCGAACAGCGGCGAGCGGTTCAATGAGTTAAGCGGATACATAGAAAATTCTACGGGCGCTGCCGAACAAATGGCGGCAACGATGAATGATAACTTACAGGGTAAAATTACGATATTAAAGAGCGGGCTGGAAGGGCTTGGAATTGCTGCTTATGAAAAGTTCGAGACACCGCTTAAAAATGCAGTAACGAATATTACGAACGTAATAGGAGATTTACAGACAGATTTAACGAGTGGGGAGCTGAGCGGCGCGCTTGATAAGATCGCTACAGGTTTCGGAAACCTGGTAGAAAAAGCCAGTGAAATTATTGTAGCGATATTACCTAAAATACTGGAAGGGCTGGGCTGGATTGCAGACCACGGCGACACGATAGCTAGCTTATTAGCTGCCATAGGCGCGGGATTTGCAGTATTTAAGGTAGCGTCGATAATTAACGGAGTAGTAACGGCTATACAGGGACTTACGGCGGCAGAAGTGGCGCTAAATGCCATACAGAAACTTGTTAATATAACAATGGCTGCTAATCCGATGATGTTAATTATTACGTTGGTTGCTACACTGGTAGCGGCTATAGTCGGATTTGTGGCGACAAATGAAGACGCAAGAGCAGCGGTAGTAAATGCCTGGAACATCGTAAAAGATACGGTAGGAAAAGTAGTAGGAGAAATTGCAAAATTCTTTACAGAAACAATACCGAACGCGCTAAGCAAGGTTGTAGATTTTGTAAAAGATAACTGGCAAGATATTCTATTATTCCTGGCGAATCCGTTCGCGGGTGCGGCTAAACTGCTGTACGAACATTGCGAAACCTTCCGAAATATTGTAGATAATATCGCTTCATTTTTCCAGGAATTACCGGGAAAAATTTGGGACGCAATCCTGGGAGCGGTTGAGAAGATAACGACCTGGGGCGAAAATGTAAAGACAGCGGCGACCCAGGCAGCAAGTAACGCGATAACGAGCGTTGTAACATTTTTCCAGGAATTACCGGGAAAAATTTGGGACGCAATCCTGGGAGCAGTTATGACAGTAACGACCTGGGGCGAAAACATGAAGGCAGCAGTTGTACAGGCTGCTACTGAATTTGTAACAAATGCAATAGCATTTTTCCAGGAATTGCCGTATAAAATCGGCTATGTAATCGGTCAAGCAATCGGGAATGTAGTACAGTTCGGTATTGACCTGGTAACATGGGCGACTACAGAAATACCGAATTTCATTAACACGGTAATAACATTCCTGGTAGAGCTTCCGGGCAAAATTTGGAACGCGATAGTAAGCACGATCACAAATATACAGAACTGGGGGCAGCAGATTTACACGGAAGCAACAACGTATATACAAAATACGATAACTTCCGTAGTGGGCTTCCTGGTAGAGCTTCCGGGCAAAATTTGGAACGCAATAGTAAGCACGATTACAAATATACAGAACTGGGGACAACAGGTATACACACAGGCGACTAATTATATACAGAATACTATTACGACAGTCGTAAACTTTTTATCCCAGCTTCCGGGCAAAATTTGGAACGCGATTGTAAGCGCAATTACAAATATGGCGAACTGGGGGCAGCAGATGTTGAGCCAGGCGAAGACGGCAGCAATGAATATTTTGAGTAATGTATACTCAACACTATCTCAGATGCCGGGCAGAGTTTGGAACGCAATACAGGGCGCTATACAATCTGTAGCAAACTGGGGAAGCGGACTACTGCAACAGGGAAGAAATGCAGCGAGCCAGTTAGTAAGAGCTGTGATCAATGGCGTAGCTTCCTTACCGTCACAAATGGCAAACGTAGGCTACAATATCGTAACGGGTGTATGGAATGGTATATGTAATGCCGCTGGCTGGTTTAGACGGCAAGTGCAGAGCTTCTTTAGTGGAATTGTAGACGGTGTAAAAAATGCACTGGGTATACATTCGCCGTCCCGGGTATTCCAGGACGAAGTAGGTAAGTACATGGCGCAAGGAGCGGGCGTAGGATTTACGAACGAGCTTGGTAATGTTGAAGAAGACATAGATAAGAGCCTGGGAACACTTACAAAGAAAGTAGCGAAGATAACACCAGTAACAGAGGTTAAGCAGAGTGCGAAAGTAGTAGCACTGAACAACAGAGTAAATACTACAGAATTTACGGACGATTCCGAAAAGACAGTAATAGTAGAAATCACAAATATTACTGAGCTTGACGGAAAAGAGATAGCACGAAAGACAACAAAGCGAGTAGTTAAGAATGTAACGAAAGACCAAAAGAGCAAGCAGAAAGCGAAAGGGGCGGCATAATGAACGGTGTATATTACACGATATACAACAATATTAGGGACAGAGACGCGGGCGTTAAGCCCGTGAGCCGCCCTAATATCCCTACAGCAGAACAGGAGTACGACGAGATAAAAGTACCGGGAAGGGACGGGAATTTATACAGAAAAAAAGGAACATTAAAAGATATTCCCATTGAGATTACTTATAACTTCCTGTCAGACGACCCGGAAGACTGGGCGGAAGATTTCAGAAGCATAAAACGGCGATTCCTTAAGGAAAGTACAGGTATGCTTATGTTTTCAGACGACCCGGGCTATTATTACAAAGTGAAGAAAATTGATATAGGGACAAACGAGCGCTTAGCAAAGCGTATCGGGAAATTCCAAGTAACATTTACTTGTGAAGGCTATATGTATCTGACAGAAGGAGCAGAAACAAGGAACTTAAGCGATACACTGTATAATGCTTTTGAAGAGTGCAAACCAGTGTATGAGATCGCGGGGGACGGCGTATGTACACTTACTGTAAACGGTACGGAAGTTACGGCGAATATCGGCGGAAAGCTGGTTATAGATACCGGGCTGAAACTTTGCTACACGGCGTTGAAGGAAACGGCAAACAGACGGCTTACCGGGTATTATGAAGACCTGTATTTAAAAGAAGGGGAAAATACATTTTGTGTAAGCCCTGGATTTACAGTTAAGATAAAACCTAACTGGCGGTGCAGATAAATGATAGAGGTATACGTTAAAGGTAATGAGGACTACGGAAGTAACGGAGATATGACCTTAACGCCGACTACGTGCGAAGTAGAACTTACTGTAGAAGGAGTGGCAGAGCTTACCTTAGAACACCCTATAGACGACCTGGGGCGCTGGGAATACCTGGTAACTGATAATGTAATAGCAGCACCTACGCCGTATTCAAAGAAGCAGCTTTTTAGAATCTATGATTATACGAAGACTGAGACAGAAGTAACAGCGTATGCAAGACATATTTTCTATGATTCTGCCGGGGAAATGCTGGTAGATGTAAGACCGACGGACAAGACCGGGCAAGAAGCGTTAGATATAATCTTAAGCGGTACGAAGTACAAGGCGAAGACAAATATTAAAACGCGATCCACAGCTTACTATATCCGTAAAAACATCATGGAAGCAATCGGCGGGGACGATGAAAATAGCTTTATAAATCGCTGGGGCGGCGAAAGAATGTATGATAATTTTACCGTTATCATAAATGACCGACTGGGCGGGGACTATGGAGCGTGTGCAGAGTTCGGGCGGAATATGACCGGGATAGAAGCAGATATAAGTATAGACGATGTGGTAACACGAATTATCCCGGAATCGTACAACGGGTACACCCTGGAAGGGGAAGAACCGTGGGTAGATAGCCCGCTTATAGGAAATTACGCGAATCCCAGGACAGCAGTGATTAAGTTTGAAGATGTTAAGCTGCTGGAAGACTGCCAGGAAGGGGAAGAAGGCTTTAGCACCCTGGAACTTTTGAGAGAAGAGCTTAAAAGGCGGTGCAAAAAAGAATACGAAAATGGACTTGATAAGCCGAAGGTAAATTATAAGGTTGACCTGGTAGAAATTGCGGATACGGACGACTACAAAGACTATAAGAAACTGACAACAATAGGAATAGGCGACGACGCATTAACCAGGGATAGAAAACTTAAGATAAATGTAACTGCAAGATGTATAAGACTGGTGTATGACTGCATTGAAGAGGAAAATACAGAGGTTGAGCTGGGAAATTATACAGAAAATTATTTTGACAAGACAACCAGCGCAGCAGACATTATACAGAAAGTAACCAGGGAAGACGGGACACTTAAGGCGGAAGAGGTATACGGTAAAATCGACGCTGTAAAGGCACAATTAAAAGCCCAGCGCGATATATCACAACCTTCAGAAGTAAGGGCGGTACTGTTTGAAGACCTGGTAGAAGGAAGCCCGACTTACGGGGCTATGTCTATCGGTACAATGGGCTTCTGTATCGCGTCAGAACGTACAGCGGACGGGAAAGACTGGGACTGGAAGACCTTCGGAACTGGAAGGGGATTTTATGCGGATTATGTATGTGTCGGACAGTTGGACGGCGCACTGATAAGGGCAGACAGTATACAGGCGGAATCTATAAGCATTAACTATAGAAAATCCGTAGAATCCCACATAAGCGAAGCTGTGGATACGGTAGAGAGAAATTATAAAAATACGATTGATGAACTTAAGAGCGATTTTAAAAAGACCTACACAACATTTCAGTATGTGGACGAGACAGCGGGAAGCCTGGCAAGCGAAGCGGAAACGAACGCGAAGGGCTACACGGAAGAGCAACTTAAGAAGTATGTAACCATTGTAGAAATGGGGACAAAGATAGACCAGACAGCAGAAGAAATTAAGACCGAAGCCAGTAAGACATATACAACTTATAAGTATGTAGATGATTCAACGAGCAAAGCAGAAAGCAACGCGAATAATTACGCGGATACTGTAGGAGCTGGGGCTAAGAGCTATACAGACGAACAGCTTAAAAAATATGTGACAACTACCGAAATGACTACGGCAATAAGCCAAACGGCAGAGTCAGTTAAGACCTATGCGAAAAAGGCGGTTGATGCACTTAAGCATAATTATATTGAGAATGGAACTTTTGAAAGCGGAAACCTGGACAGGTGGAAGCTGAGCGACAGCGAAAATATAATAGCCACAAACGACGAATACTTAGGAAATGTAGCAAGCATTACCAGGGGAACGTCTAATATTTATATGTATCAGAGCTGGAAGCTGAAAGCCGGGACATATACGGTAAGATTCAAAGCCGGGGCGAACTTAAGAAGTATAAGCAAAGCGAGAATTAGGGTATCACTTGGCGGAATCAGCTATTATACAAAAGCCGGAGAGCTGGACGACGAAGTATTTAAACAGTACGAAACGGAGATAACTATAAGCTCAGCGGGAACAAAGTACTTTTATGTGTATAACTATGTGGATAACACGACGGTTTATATTAAAGATGTGGAAGTACTGGGGAAATATGAAGACCACGCCGAAGCGCAATTTACAGTAGCAAATGACGCTATCGAAGCAGAAGTAAAACGGGCGGAAGGAATCGAAGACGAGCTTAGAGCTGCAATAAAAGTAAATGCAAGCAATATCACAAGCAAAGTAGAAAAGGGAGATATGGGAAGTTATATAACCCAATACTACAATAATGTACTGATTGCATTTAATAAGAGTTCTAAGTATGTACAAATTTCTGCCGGACAAATCGCTATCTATAACGGAGAAGTAACCACCGCTGGAAAGCGTGCAGTATTCGACCAGTCGGGGAACTCTTTTTACCGGGACAGCTATTTTGTAGGGCGCATCGGTACAAACCAGTGGAAAGACAACAACGCCCATAAGGGGCTTACATTTGACCTGGAATACCAGGGAAAATACATGGCATGGGCGCGAGCAGCGACCAGCGGCGCAACAACCTATGATACGATTTTGTGTTATTCGAGAGCGAATAGTATTTACACGGAAGCCGGGCTACATGTGGGCTGTAATATGTATCTGCATAATTACGAGCTGCATAACGTGAGACTTTCCGGGACGGGAGTTAAGTACAATAACACCTGGTACAACGGATATACAGGAACAATACCGATATGTACGGCAATCTCAATACAAAGCACTGGAAACGGCGGTATATCTTGGTCGTATTCAACGTCGTATATAAGAGTGGCAGACGGGGTAATAGTTGGATATTGGACGTAGGAGCGAAAAATGGAAGAGAAGAAAAAAGACGAATATGTATTAGCAGAAATCGTAGATAATGAAGATGGAATTACAGCAGAGAATACAGAGACAGAAGTAAGTGGAAGCGTGAACTTCCGGGAAGAGGTAGAAGCGAGTGAAATTGTCAAGCGAGAATAAAGTAAAAGAAGCAAAAGTACAACAGGAAGAAAATGTAACGGAAGAACAGCACGTAGAGACAAAAGAGGAAGCAGTTAGGAGAGTAGCCGAGCCGCTTAGCGTAACCATTGAAAAAGCGAAAAAGGATATCAATACAGCGGTTATTATGGCGGAAAGAAATTACAGCTTACATTCAAGTATTACGGTTCTGATTCTTGAAAGTGTCTTAGCAAATGTACGCGCGGGAAATGCTACGGTAGCAGCTATGGAATTTGAACAATACAAAGGGGAACTGTTAAAGAATGGATAAACAGATCACACGGCTTACACTGGACGTAGGCTTAAGAGATTCCTATAAGGTTGTATTTGCAAAAATGGGCGATACAGAGCGCCGCGTAATTGCAGAAATCAAAGACAACGGAGAGGAATATAGCCTTACTGGGGTAAATACTGTAGAAGTCAGATGCAGAAAGGCAGACGGAAAACAGGTTACTAAAAATGCCACAAAAGAAAATAATACGATAGTCATTGACATAAGCGGACAAATGACGACTTGCAAGGGTACGGCTATTGTAGATGTGGTATTGTACGGTACTTCCGGCGGGGTACTGAGTACTGCTAAATTCTATTTGAATGTAGACGACGGAGCAGTAAGCGAAGACGAAATTAAGAGCAGTAACGAATACGAAAGCCTTACCGATGCACTTAGAGTAGTGGGACTTTCTAAAGAAGTAGCGGAAACGGCACTTACTACAGCTAACGAAGCCTTGGATACAGCGGGGGAAGCTATCGCGGGAGCAGCAGAAGCGAAGAAACAGGCGGAAGCAGCAAACACGGCAGCAGCAGAAGCCAAAAAACAGGCATTGGCAGCAAATACAGCAGCAGCGGAAGGAAAGAAACAGGCGGCAGCAGCAACTACAGCGGCAGCAGAAGCGAAGAAACAGGCAGCAGCAGCGACAGAAAAGGCAACAGCGGCGAATAATGCAGCAGCGACAGCAGAGAAACAGGCGGCAGCAGCGAACAGCGCAGCGACAGCAGCGAATGAAGCAAGAGGAAAAGCAGTAGCAGCAGCACAAAGCGTTACGGAGCAGAGTGAAAAAGCGGTAAATGATGTAAAAGCAGCCGGGGCAGAAGCAGCACAGAACCTTAAAGGATATACAAAGGAAGAGACAAACGCGCTTTTAAGAGCTGCCGGAGTCCATACCCAGGTAGGCGCGCCGATTTACGGGGTAAAAAGGGTGTGGAATACAGCAAATGTAAGTGACACATGGGAACGTACAGACGCAAGTGTAGGCATGGAAGCAAACCCGACTATTGGTACAAAGATAGGAAAAGACGACTTTTCTTATGTAATGCCGTGGGCGGGGATTGTATCTAAATGCTGCGACCTGGATACAGGGGAAACAATAGCGTATATCGGAGAACCGGGGTACGACCCAACGAAGTACATGGTACTTACAGAGTATCCGGGATATTATCTCAAGCGCTGGCGCGACGATACATACGAATATGTGCAGATTTCCGCCGGAGCTTTTGACGGAGCAGTATATATAGAGCCGTGGGAGTGGGGGCGCTATCCGTCTTCGCTTATGGGAAGTAAGCACGTATCCATGAGCGGAAAACACCCGGATTGTAGAATAACCAGGGCTACAGTAAGAACCAGGTCGAAAGCTGCCGGGGAAGGCTTCTACAGCATGGATAGTACAAGTTACTGGGCGTACAGTATGCTGGTACTTGTGAAATATGCAAGCCTTAATACCCAGGAAAAAGTATGTAAGGGTTATTACTATCTGAGATATACAGACCAGGACAAAGCCCTGGTAGCCGAACAGAGTGCGAACCGTATCGTTATAGCACTGACAACAGCAGCAAGTGAATACCTGGTAGGAAATGCCGTGGAAATTGGTACAAGCCTGGGCGGAGCACAGGTAGCGAAGCAGAGACTAATTACAAGAGTGGAAGACTACAGCAGCGGAAGCGTAACGGGGAAAGCGATCTATTTTGACGGCGACCCGGTAAATATTGCAGTAGGTAATATTATTAGTCATTGTGCCAATATATCGGGAACAACCGATAGCCTGGGGATGAAAGACGGATGCTTGGCGAATGACGGTAAGCACGCTATGTTGCTTTTAGGGCATGAGCATAACGGGCAGTATGCTTTTGTGGATAATGTGAACCGATACCAGGACAAAATATATGTATGCTACGACAACACGGCGACGAAAGATAACGTAGGAGATACAGACCCGAATTATAAGGCATTAAGCTTCGCATTTCCTACAACGTCCGGCTGGCAGCTTTTAGAAGGATTCGACCAGGAACACCCGTTAGAAATGTGGTGTGAAAAGCTGGGCGGTTCTTCGGTTGGCAAAGGAAACGGGGCGTACTTATGGAGTAACAACAATGCCGCCTGGTGCGTCTTGTGTGTCTTCGGTAACGCGAACAGCGGAGCTGGCGCGGGCTTGCCTTGCGTGTACGCGCACTACGGTAGCGGTATCGCGTACTGGGGCATCGGCGGGGTGCTTCTTAAAAAACGCCAGTAAGACCGGGGGTGTAACGGGGGCGGGCAGCCCCCTAATACCTAAAGATTTCCAGGAAAATGGAAGGAAAGGGGGAAAGTATTGAATTTGCAAAATGAAATGATATACTACCCAAAAGAAACGGCGGGAAGGAGATAGAAAACATGAAAGGATAGAGAAAATACATAAAAGGGATTTAGTGTGTAAGCCGCCTGGTACGTCTTGTATGTCTTCGGTAACGCGAACAACGGAGCTAACGCGGGCTTGCCTTACGTGAACGCGAACAACGGTAGCGGTAACGCGAACTGGAACATCGGCGGGGTGCTTCTTAATGCTTACAATGGAAAATATGAATTATTGCACACTATCTAAACACGGCGCAAGCTGTGACCTTACCAGAGTAACCGACACGGCGAAGGACTGGTAAAAATAAGCGACTGGCAAGGAACTATTAGGGGAAGACCCGGAAGCCGCTATTTACAGGGCGGTATGCCTTCGGGCGTATTCCGAATAAGCATTTAAGAAAGGGTAGTATATGGATAAGCCAGTAAATAAGAAACCAAAGTTAAAGAAACAAGAGATACTACCTAAAAGAGTTGGTGGAATCTACGAAAAAATCTACGAATATGAAAACATTAAAACGGCGATTAAGGCAGTATGCAGTAGCCCGAACGCCACAAAATCAAAGAAAAACGAAAAGACAAATGCAAAGCAACAGAAAGAAAAGTATTTAGGGGATATCGACAAATACACGAAAATGATACAGGCACTTCTGATAGAAGGCAGATATAAGCCGCGGAAGCTGAGAAGAAAAGAAATATACGACGGTGTGCGGCATAAAAAACGAGTGATCGCTAAGCCCTGTATGGTTGATAAGATTGTACAGCGGGCAGTATTGCAGATCATCGAGCCTATTCTAATGCGAAGAATGTATATGTATTCGTGCGCAAGTATAAAGGGAAAAGGCGGGATATATTGCAAAAGGAAGATTGAAAGAGCAATAGCCAGGAAGAACAGGAAGGGAAAGAAGTATAAGAATGTAAAGCATACGAAGTACTGGGAAGCCCTGGATATTAGAAAATGCTATGATAATATTCTACATTGCTTTTTAAAGTTCCGGCTTATCAAAATGTTTAAAGACAAAAGACTGCTTGAATTACTGTTTATGTGTATAGACGTTTACTGGGTAAAGGAAACAGCAGCGGGGAAAAGAGGAATACCGATAGGTACACCGTTCGGGCATTGGTTCGCTAATATCATGCTGACACCCGTAGACTTTGTAATAAAACACATTTTCAAGATAAAATACTATTTTAGGTATATGGACGATATGTTATTATTTAGTAGTAATAAAAAGAAGTTACGGCAGTTTGTAGCCTGTATCCGTGATGCGCTATCACGAATAGGCTTACACATAAAGAGTAAATTACAGGTACACGCAACCAATGATAAAGGGAAGTTAGGGAACAGACCAATAGACTTTATAGGCTATAGATTCTACCGGGACTGTACTACCTTACGTTCCAGTATATGCTTAAGAATAACACGGAGAATACGGAAGGTACGAAAGAAGCAGATACTTAACGGACACGATGCAAGAAGCGTAATAAGCTATTACGGCTGGATAAAAAATACGGATTCCTGGGGACTGAAAGTAAAGTATTTTGATGATACCGTAAAAAGCGCAAAGGAGAAAATAAGCAATGGAAGCGGTAAGAATCAGAGAAGGCGTAGAGACAGAAGAGGAAGTACTGACCGGGGCGGCTATCGTTGGGAGACAGGCGGGGCGTGTGCGCGTACAGCTTAAGACAGACGTAGAGACAGTAGAAGAGACAGAAGAAAAACCGAAACACTACCGTTTTACACTGATTGAGTTTTGCACCCGTGAAACTGCAAAGCTGGAAGCCCGTATTAACGGAAGTTTGGCTAAATGGATTGAGGAAGCCCGGAGAATTGCAGCAGAAAAAGCGGGAGAGAAGACAGCAGAAGAGAAGTACGACGATCTCAAAGAGACAACCGACGGACTGGTAGAAACAACGGACGAGCTTGTAGAAACTATGGCGGATATCTTAGGGGGTGCTATTTAATGCTGACGGGCGCGAAACTTAAAATTATTGTACGCGGTGTAAAAATTAAGGTGCAGCGTGGCGAAGACCTGGAAGAGATTTTAGAGAGCTACGAAAACCTTACGGAAGAAGAGAAACAGCAGATAAGGGATAAAGTAAATGAGTGATTATCTTTTACAAATGATTGAAGTACAAGCCAGTGTAATTACAGATTTGACAGAGGTAAATAAAAGACTACTGTTAGAGCTGGAACAATACCGGGCGATAGAGGAAGAAGACAATATTATACTAACGATGATGCAAGACATAGAAGAAGGAAAGGAAGACTTAATAAAAATGTCTTCTGTATAGGAAGGTTAGTATTTTTGAGTAACGAATTTTGGATAGGGCTGTTAGTACAGCTTGTAGTCTATGGCGTGTCTATCGGCGTGATTTACGGCGTAATGCGTACAAGATTAGACTATATCGAAAAGAAATTAGATAAACACAACAACGTAGCGGAAAGAGTATACAAATTAGAAGCAGATTCAAGTAAAATACTTGAAAAAATATCAGTAGAGAATAAGCGTATAAAAGACCTGGAAGAGTGGCAGACGTATGAGCAGAGGAAAGAGTAAACGGGAATTTAAGAAAAAGGTTGTAATGGGGACTGGTGTACTATTTGTATGCGCCTGCTTAGTGGCTTTAGTGTTCGCCTGGAACGAAAAGCCTACAGATGTGTTTACCTATATCATTCCGACGGCTGGCGGCGTATTCGCTGCCGCTGTAGTGTGGTATCTGAAAGCGGTACAGCTTGAAAATGGAATTAAGATACAGCTTGGAATGATTAAAAAACTTATCGACCTGGGGGAAGAGAACCAGGCGGAAGAAACAAAAGAGAGAATCATACAGAAGATGAAAGATAAAACAGATACAATCATAGATGAAGCGTTAGAACCGACAGAAATACAAAATTTTTAGAGGTACGAAACTATGGAAACTGTAAAAATGATTCTTGAAAACTGGGTATACTTTTTTATCCTTCTTATCCTGGGACTGCTTACCGTGTATGCAATCCTTAGATTTATGAAGCTGACACCGAAGCAGCAGCTTGAAAAAGTAAAAGTAGCGCTGCTTTACATGGTAACAGAAGCAGAAAAGGAACTGAAAAGCAAAACGGGACGTATTAAGCGATCTATGGTATGGGAATGGCTGGTAGAAAGATTCCCGATTGTTACACTTTTTATCACAGAAGAGCAGTACGACAAATTATTAGACCAGGCGTTAGAAGACTTTAGGAAAATGCTGGAAAGTAATACAAGCTTATATGATTACGTTTACAATACAGTAACAGTTACAGAAGAGGACACGGAAGACGACATTATGAGAAAGATTGTAACAGGAGCGTAATGGTATGAAGATTTTACTTATCAGCGGACACGGGGACGGCGACCCGGGTGCAAGTTCAAAATTTGGAGTAGAAGCGACAGAAACCGTAGTAATGGTACAGAAGATTAAGGAAACACTGGGAAACTATGCACAGGTTGACTTATACCCGACAAACAGGAACGCTTTTAAAGACCTGGGTAAAGGTTGCTGCCAGGTAAATTTTGGAGATTATGACTATGTACTGGAAGTACATTTTAATTCTTGTGTAAATGACCTTGCCGGGGACGGGAAGACTACAGGTACGGAAATCTATGTAACAACAGCAGAGAAGACCGTAGGCGTAGAAATGAAGATCGTAGAGAAAATCGCAGCGCTGGGACTTAAGAACAGGGGCGTAAAGCGGACAAATTGGCGCGTGATCGCGAGAGCAAAAGCAAGCGGTACGTCTTCGGCACTGCTAGAAGTATGCTTTATCGACGACAAAGACGATATGCAGATTTATACAGCGAAAAAAGACCAGATCGCGGCAGCAGTGGCTACAGCAATCGCGGAACAGTTCGGGCTTAAGAAAAGCGGGAACAGCGGAAACCAGGGAAGCAAAGGTATTACAGTAGGAAGTACCGTAACAATTAAAGACGGCGCGGTATACGGTGGCTTATCATCGGCACGCGGTAAAACAGTTCCGGCAGCTCAGCGCGGCGGAAAGAAACATACAGTAGATAAAATCCAGGTAAACAACGGAGTACAGGAAGCACGACTTAAAGATATTACAAGCTGGGTAGCTGTATCGAGCTTACAGGCAGTGTAGGGGGATAAGGAACATGAACGCAGAACAGAAGAACTTTATTGAAGTGGTGGGCGCTATTGCGTCCGCCGATATGAAGAACAGCGGAGTAGCGGCAAGCTTAACGACAGCACAGGCAATTTTAGAAAGCGCCTGGGGAAAATCAGAGCTGACAAAGACAGGTAACGCACTTTTTGGAATTAAGGCTACAAAGGACTGGAAGGGTAAGACCTTAACAAGAAAAACTACAGAATACGAAGACGGAAAGAAAGTACAGGTAGAAGCAGAGTTTAGAGCTTATGACACCTGGGAAGATTCCGTAAAAGACCACAGTGCATTTTTAAAGAAGTATAAGAGATACGCGAAGGTAATCGGGGAAACAGATTACAAAGAAGCTTGTAAAGCGGTAGCTGCTGCTGGATACGCAACAGACCCGGAATATGCGAAGAAACTTATTGAGCTTATCGAAACATACGAACTGTACAACTACGATACAAAGGATACGAAAACCGACGACCTGGGAGCAGAAGACAAGAAGTATTACAGAGTCCAGGCGGGAGCGTACAGGAGAAAAGAAGGCGCTGAGCTTATGGCGGAGAAAATCAGAAAGACCGGGCATAAGGACGTATTTGTAAGAATGATTAACGGACTTTACAAAGTCCAGGCGGGAGCTTATACAGATCGCAAAAATGCAGAGAAGACAGAGAAAAAATTAAAAGCTGCCGGAATTAGTTGCTTTATTGTATGCGCATGATGTAGTATTAAGGAAACTGGAAAGAAAGTAGCGGTAACTGCCGCGTAACTTACAAATGCATCAAAAAAGCCGGAAAATAGGCGTTCGGAGTTATCAAAGAGATAGTTCAAACGAATATCAGAAGAACATCAAAACCCTTGGAAATCCAGTATTTTCAAGGGTTTTCTTTATGTCTGAATGTTTGCAAAAAGTCGTGAAAATCGGTCGATTTTTCACGGTAGCACACATGTAGCACACACGTAGCACACAAATTTGCTTGACAAATTTTGAAAATGCTGATATTATGCGTACAATCTAATAAAAGGCTTTCTTGTGGGGCAACTGTAGAGGATTTAGGGGCAATAATCCAATATAGTACAGGAAAACCAAAACTTAAAGCATATATACAGACAATATGTTATATTAAGTTTACGCAAAAATAAAAGAGGTATATTCTTTTTGGAAACATACCTCTAGTTAACTATACGGTTTTTATGTAACGGTTTATTTTATTGCAATTTAATAACTTTGATGTAATATAATAGATACAAGGGCATGAAGCAGGCGATAATTAGAACACTATAGTATAGAATAAAACAAAACATGTATCCTACTGAATAATTAAGAATTCAGAAAGAAGAGGTATATGTATTATGACAAAATATTCATTAGCAACAATTAGAAAGAAAGCATCTAATGCCGGTTATCGAGTCAAAAAAGGTTTTCAGCATTATCATTATAACAATGCTGTATTTACAAACTATAACGGTGAAAGATTGACCGGGTTTAATGTTTGGAACATGTCAACTAATACGCTTGAATGGGCTAGTGGCTGTTATGATAATAATTATGACCATTTATGCACATTAGAAGATGTTGAGGGCTTCTTAAAATCGGTATATGAAAAAGCCGGTTTAGAATATTAAAATCATAATGCCTGCAATATGCAAAACAAAAACCGTTACCCAAAAGTAGGAGAGTAACGGTTTTTTGTATGTGGCATTAAGCAGTTTTATCTCTCTTACTTTTTGCACATGTCATTTCGAATAATTCACGTTGCTTTTTTGGCAACAGCTTTGCAGTATCCTTATGGCCACATCTATTAAGGGCAGGAACTGTAAATGAATAGAGAAAATCGGAATAGTAACAGTAACAGAGAACTGACAATATAAAGGGGTACGCAATCCAGCATACCCTTTATAAGTGTACTCAAAAATGAGTATAAGAGAAGGGCATCTACATTGTAGACACCCTTATACGTTTTTATATAACGGTTATTTTTGCAGCACACATATCTTTATAAATTAGTTATTGGTATCTTCTGTAACACAAGAAGCAATATATAGTCCGCCTATAAAACCTCTATACATAAGCTCATAAGGACTATTTTCTGTCACTCCTGTATTTTCTCTGAATTTTGGCAAATAATCATCATAGGAAATCTTGCCTGCCAACATTTCATCAGTAAATATTTCAAATAATTCTTCCATTGTTTCTTCGTTAATAGTTTCTTTGTTCATGATAAAATCTTCCTTTCGTTTGTTCGGGAAGTATGCTATAATTTGCATATCCCTTAATTGCTGTGATTAGTGGTTGCAGGGTGTGGCTTTGTGGTATTTGCTGATACTACAGAGCCTTTTTAATTTTTACAATCATATTGCATCACGCTCCTTTCAAATTTTGTCGATTGCTTCAAGTAATGTTTCTATTTCAAAATGTGTATAAACTTGCTGTGTTACTCCTTGCCCTTTATGCCCTACAATGCGCTTTATTGTACGTTCATCGACATTTACAGCCGTTAAAAGTGAAACGCATGTATGCCGTTACGGTATAATAACGACAAACAGAAAAAGCCTTTATTTTCAAGGGGTTTGAGCGTTTGTCGTCTTTTATTCAATTCCTTTTCCAAGTTGAAAATTGACGAAAACTATAAAGAAAAAAGGAGGCTGTTTTATTAACGACAAAATTTAATAGTGCCAGCGGTCCGGCTTTATGTCTGACCGCTGGTTGCCGTGGGCGTTTCACTTTTATAGGTGGACGCCCTTTTTTCATACTCATTTTCGAGAGAAAGGAGATCCACATGGAATTAAACGAAATGGAAAAAAAGCTGCTCTTTCAAGTGGAGGGCGATTATCAGACAAAGATCCTGAATGAACTTTATATGACCGTGCGGTATTCAAATAATTCCGAACAGCGGGAGGCGGCAGAAGGTCTTATGGCAAAACTTCGTGTTCTGTCAAATGCAGAGTGCATGGACTTGGTAAAAGATATTCAGAAGAATTACCGTCTGCCCTATCCAGCCCGGACGATTGGAGAAAAGATCGCCGAGGCCAGACAACAATCAGGGGCAGAAAAATTGAAGGGGCATGACATCATGGCACTTGAACGCTTTGATCCAGAAGTAAAGCACATGATCGTCTTTGATGTATTGTCTTACGATTCCCCTGTTGGCGACAAAGGCGATAAGATGCGCTTGTTCCTTACAGATGCCGGCTATCAGAAATTTTTAGAGAGCCAGGAACGGGGCGAAGTGAAACTGAAAAACCATGCGAAGGTCTCTGACGGTCATCTCCATTATGACCGCAGGGATCATGCCTTGTAACGGAATAGTCGAAGAAAGGAGGCGGTACAATGGCAGTATTCCGTGTAGAGAAAACAAAGGACTTTACGATAATGAGCAATCACCATCTGCGCAATACGGAGTTGTCCTTAAAGGCAAAGGGGCTTTTATCACTTATGTTGTCGCTGCCGGAAGATTGGGATTATACCACAAAGGGACTCGCCCATATCTGCAAGGATGGTGTGGATTCTATCACTACTGCCCTGAAGGAACTGGAGCGGCATGGTTATCTCACCAGACAGCGCCTCCGCTATGATAACGGGCAGTTGGGAGACATTGAATATACGATCCATGAGCAGCCTGTAAGTACCGAAAACACAGGGCTTTCACCTAAACGGGAAAATCCAAGACAGGTAAAACCAGAACAGGCAAAACCTAAACAGGCGGAACCTGAACAGGAAAATCCGGCACAATTAAATACTAATCCATTAAAAACAAAAAAATCAAAAAAAGATAAATCAATAACTTATCCATCAATCTATCCGGCAGAGCCGGAAGCGGCAAACCGCACGGATGGGATGGATCGGATAGAGCTGATAGAAGCCTATCGTGAAATCATCAAAGAAAATATTGAATATGACTTACTGGTCTTACGGTATGGCAGGGAACGTTTGGATGAAGCCCTTGAACTTATGCTTGAAGTGATTTTGTCGAAACGCCCTTACATTCGCATTGCCGGAGATGATTTTCCGAGGGAAATCGTCAAGAGCCGGTTCCTGAAGATCAATTCCGGCCACTTAGAGTATGTCTTTGACTGTATCGACAAGAACACAACGAAGGTCGGAAACATCAAAGCGTATCTGCTGGCGGCGCTGTATAATGCCCCGGCTACAATGGACAGCTATTACCGTGCCGAGGTCAATCACGACCTGTACGGCTGTTAGGCACCTTTGGGTGTCTTTTTTCATTTCATCACAGGAAGGAGGCAAAGCACAATGAAAAGAAACACTGTGCCGGTACTATGCCCGGCGTAACCAAAGAACAGATTCAGGCAGCGCGGGAAGCTGACTTGTTTACTTACCTGCAATTCCATGAACCCGGCGTGCTGAAACAGGATGGACCTAATTTCCGGCATAAGGAGCATGACAGTCTGGTATATGTGACCGGGAAAAGGTACTGGTACTGGAACAGCCGCGGACGGAGTATCAATGCGCTGGACTACCTGATCCAGATTCGGGGATATGGTCTTGTGGATGCGGTTCATGCTCTGGTAGGTGGCGAAATCCCACAGGAACCGGCTTACCGAAGTACGGCAGAAATACAGGTATCAAAAGAGCCGGAAAAGAAAACATTCGCTCTCCCCTGGGCCAGACGTTGCGCGACCGCTGCGGTCTTCTATTTGCAGAAACGGGGGATCAGCTCAGAAGTCATTCGCCAGTGTTTACAAGCCGGGATTTTTTACGAAGCCCGGTATCATGGAGAACCGGTTTGTGTGTTTGTTGGGAAAGATGATTCCGGGAAAGCGAAGTTTGCCTGTATGCGCAGTATCAGCGGCAATCTCAAAAAGGATGTCTATGGCAGCGACAAAGGATATAACTTTTGTTATCCCCCGCAAAGTCCGGGCAGCCGGCATGTGGCAGTCTTTGAAGCTCCTATTGATGCGCTTTCCCATGCGACACTTCAAGAGCTGGAGGGATGGAAATGGAATGGTTATCGCTTGTCTTTGGGCGGTACTTCCCATGTGGCGCTGACTTCTTTCCTGGAACGCCACCCGGAGATACGGCGTGTTACCCTTTATATGGACCACGACCTTGCCGGATTTGTCAATGCCCGGAAAATCAAGACCATGCTTCACGAGGATAAACGTTTCCGTCATATCCGGGTAAGTGTCAACCCTCCCCGGATGGGAAAAGATTACAATGAGAAATTGCTGCTGGTTCGGGAACAACTGCAAACCAGCCAGCACCAACGCCGCCCAAAAGAGGCGGCTGTTTCAATTTAGGGAGGATTTCAACATGAATGGATCTCAACATATCTGCTTTACAGACAGCGCCGGAAAAGCGCTGTTTTCCATTCCCGACAATGGTTTACTCTGCCTGTTCTATGGAAACGGGGACAGGCACTTTGCTGTTTGTCATCGTCTGGATGACACCCATGCAGAAATTGACGGGGTAAATTATTCGATGCCGGACTTTGCCAAAAGGATGAAACACAACCAGATCAGCTTTGCCCCGGCATAAGGCTGGAAAACAAATAACAGGAGGATTTGAAAATGAAAAAAATTGAAAATACCGCTTTGCAGATGATTGCCGAGGCTTCCCGGTGTCCAGACTACGGCCCCGATATGGTTAAATCGCTGATGAAAAAGCTGGACATGAACGAAAAGGGCTTTGCGCTTTTGATGAATGTTGCCCCATCCACAGTGCGTCTTTGGACCAGCGGAGCTGCACAGCCTTGCGGCACAGCAAAACGCCTCATGCAGATTTATGAAACCGGTCCGGAGATTGTCGGCAAGATTGCCGGCGGGCAGCTACCGGCAGATGGGAGGGATTGATTAAATGGCGGGGACAGATAGCCAGCCGTTTGCGGAAAATGAGCAGGTCAAAGAGCTGCTTCACATGAAAGGAGGAATTTGATTGAATCAGGAACCACTACCGCAGATTCATTTGATCCGCGATACAGACTTATCCGTCTTTGCGTATGAACTCCATATTTTTGCCGGAGATTTTCTTAGAGAATGCGAATTCAATATGCGTTCTCTGGCAACAAATACCGGGGCTGATTCCATTGCCATCATGGGGAAAAATCACATGTGGCTTTCCGACGCTTTGTTTGCTTATTGTTCTACGGCAGATCTTCATCAAATGATCTTAACAACGGAGTTTATCGGAGCGAGGGCTTTCCTGTTTCATACGGATCGCAGAGAGGGCGGTCACTTGTACGGAGATGTCCTGATGATGGATTTAGACACGCTGCGGCAGGATATAAAACGAAATATCCTCTATCCCTGCGGCGTCAATATCGAACGCAAAGATGGTTCAGTGGCTACGGTCAGCCTGAAAGAATGGACTGGAATGGAGCTTTACGAAAAAGATGCTCTGAAAAGCTGGGGATTTTCTTATGCCCCGAATCAAGTTACGGAATGGCAGTACCACTATTCCACGATGTTCAGACAGTGGATGGATCAGGCATTTCGTTATATGCCCCAGGATTTAGAAGAACGCCTGAATATGCAATATATGGAGGCAGCCCAGAACCCGGATATGGATAAGTACCGCATACCACAGGGAACGGCAAAACAGATGCTTCTTTATGACGAAGCCCCTGTGTATCGGCTTCTTCCAGCCGGTTCGGAGAAAATTGCGCCCATCGCAGCAGTCTCTACGGGCTTGTGGTATGAAAATTACCGGGAGTTTGCCATTGCACCGAAGGATTTAGGCGCTTTGGACAAACTGATCCGCAGGGAAACCGACCGGCTCACAGGAAACCTCCCACAACTTCACAAAGACGAAGAACGCCGCCCTGCCCCGGAACGATAAGAATTTTACACTGACTGGAGGTGATGAAGATTGGCAGGAGTGCATGAAGATTTCGGTGAAAAGATCGGCGGTGCGAAAAAAGACCTGTGGAAAGACCGCGGGCTGTATGCGGATGATCTGGAAGCCATGAATGAGCGCGAAGCCGAAAAATTTGTGAAAAAGGATAATGTCTGGAAAAAGCCGGACTATGCAGTCATGCTGGAGGAAGGGATTCCTCTTGGCGTGGTCTATTTTATCAAAAAAGCGAGGGACGGCTTAAACGCTTCCCCTCAGTATTACCGCACGGATGACACCCCGGAAAAACGGACCGCGAGACAAAAGGAATATATAAAAACAGTCCGGGAATTGCAGACAGTGCTTTCAGATGTCCGTACTGTGGAGGATGCTGCGAAAGCCTATGACCGCTTTTTCGTTGACAATGGATATTTAGAAAAAGTACAGGGCTGGGGCTGGGGAAGCGGAATCCACTACCGGGCAACGAAAAAGGGTCAGGACAATCCCGTGATCACAAACAAATTGTCCAATACCATGCTGATTCGCTCGGCTGAATATTTTGAGCGCAACTTTACTCAGAAAGCAAAAAAGGAACAGTTTTGTGTTTACAAAGAGCAGAAAATACCGAAAGGTTATGCGATCCACTTCAACGACGGGAAACATACCTATTCTAAAAATGAGGACTGGAACCCCGGTACCTACTATGTGACAAAAGGCTATTCGATCCTGCGGACCAATTTTGAGACCAAAGAAGCTGCCCTGAAATGGGTGCAGGAACTTGCCAAAGGCAGGAACAAAAACGGAAAGATCCGGTTTGTCCCTCCCCAGCTCGCCCATGTCAAACGTACTGGGCCGGATTACCGGAATGGTGTGGAGATCACCGGACAGCATTATCTTGATACATTTGGGTTCCGCGGCGGCGAGTTTGGAAACTGGATGAACCAGAACGACCGTCAGACCTCCCTTAACATGGGATTTGAAGCACTAAAGGATCTGGCGTCAGTCCTTAAGATCAGCGATAAAGATATTGCTTATCAGGGTACGCTTGCTATCGCTTTTGGTGCAAGAGGCAGCGGCAATGCTGCGGCTCATTATGAACCTTTGCGTACAGTCATCAATCTTACGAAAATGCACGGGGCCGGTTCCCTGGCACATGAATGGTGGCATGGACTTGACGATTATCTTGGTACAAAGATGGGCACAAAAGGGATGCTGTCAGAACAGCCCCGTCTCTATGCGCCGTTCCAAAAACTCATTGACACCATGAAGTATAAACCGGAAACACCGGAACAGGCAGCAAAGCGCACGGAAGCACAAACAGAACGCACCCGGAAAAATGCGGCAAGCTGGCTGGATTCCTCGGTTCTTGCCTCTCTGAAACGGTATGGCAATAAGGAACAGATGGAAACCTACGCAGTCTTGCGGGAAGCATTTTTGTCCGGCGAACCCGGCTCTGTGGAACAGATCAGCGCATTTAAGAAGAATGTTACCGGCCGGGTAATTCCCAAAAGTGAACGGGAACGGCTGGAAATTTTTGAGCGTATGCTTTCCGGGATGCAGGCGCAGGAAGCTCCGCAGATTGGACGGACGGAAACTGATTTTTACCGTAATTCGGTACGCATGGGAAAAGAATGTGAAAAAGACGGCGGTTATTGGGACAGCAATGTGGAAATGACAGCCAGAGCCTTTGCCTGTTATATCAAGGACAAACTGCCCTACACATCGGATTATCTGGCAGGCCATGCCGACTGTGCCCTTACCCTGGTTTCCGGTAAAGACGGAGAAATGGAGGTATTGAAAGCCTTCCCTGTGGGGGAAGAACGCCGTGCGATCAACGCTGTTTTTGACGAGATCATTCAGGATTTGAAACGGGAACAGCTATTGACCCATGCCGATGTAACGTTTCCCCTCTCTGTTTCTGAACTTCGTGAGGCAGCGGACGGTCAGCTATCCATGTTCGGCGTCGGCCGTCCTTCCGTGATGGATCAGCTTGCGGCAAACAGACCGGCAGATAAAAAATCACCGGCACAGACGGTTTCCAGAAAAAACCATGAGCCGGAAATATAGCAGGAGGTGAACAGCATTTTGGAAGAAAACAGGGATTACCATGCCTACCGGTATGGCGACCACTTGACGCCGGGATCAGAGCTTAAAATTGAGCACAGCGTAGTTTGTGAAAATGTGGATATTTCTACACTGATCACAATGGGAACAGATAGCCTGGAAGCCATGCGCCAGGGAAGTATCGACGGGGAGCAGAAAGCCTATGAAATCGTGGTGGCTGCCGCAAAACAGTGGGAACAGCAGGCAGCGGCAACACAGACGATCAACCGGGCTTTGGAATATCTTCGTACACCGGAGATCGAACATACAGGCAACCAGTGGAAAGACACCGATAACTGGAGGGCAGATCAGAAAATCAGCAACCGGGTCTATCAGATGACCTGCAGTATTTGGGAAGATACGAAATATGACCGGGAAACCAAACAGAGTGTTCCGATTGCCTGGTATGTGACATGGGAAGTCCGTATTCATTCCCCGAAGCAGGGATATGGAGCAAAGATTGCCGGACAAAACCAGAAACGATATACAGATAAGAACGCAGCCATAAAATATCTGGACGGGCGAAAGAAAGCCTATTCCCATTTATTCACGGAAATTTCCCCGCCGATCCCGAAAGAATATGAGCACCATTTTATGGTTCACGGCACTCTTTTACCTGGCTATACGGTTGAAGGACTGGAACAGGCCAAAACGGAACATGCCGCCGCCGAGGTTTCGGAGGGCGGTATTTTTACACCCAAAAACCGGGAGAAGCCTTCCGTCCTGGGGAAGCTCTCTGTGGCAAAAACTCAGGAAAAAACGCCAACCGCTCCCGGTACGGCAATGAAAAAGAAGGAGGATATACAATTATGAAAGTGTTAATGGTAGAGCCGGGCAAGTCCCCTTATGCTGCGGAGATCGAAAGTGGTCTGAAATCCTTGCAGGCGGCAGTGGGCGGAGATATTCAAGCGGTCTATCCGTATGAGGACCCGGTGGCTCTGATCTGTAATGAAGAAGGCAAGCTGATGGGGCTGCCTCTGAACCGAGCTCTCTTTGACGATGACGGCCACATCTATGATATTGTGTCCGGGAATTTTCTGATCGTTGGTCTTGGTGAGGAAGATTTTACAGACCTTTCCCCGGACTTGATGGAGAAATACGGGGAGCAGTTCAAGTACCCTGAAAAATTTGCAAGGATTGCCGGCGAGATCATTGCAGTCAAGCAGCCTGCAACCAATGAACACCGGGAAAAACCGATGATGCACCATTCCGGCCCGGATTTGTAGAAAGAAAGGAGCCAATTATGTTAATGGCAGTAAATGAACCTTATGCCCTTATGGTGCAGCCGGACGATATTCTGATCTCTCCCCGTGAGGTAGATGAACATTTTGGGACGATGGTATGCTTCCATCCCCGCTATGCGCTGGGCGACCATCACAACTATATGGACAAAGACGACTTCCTGCGGGAAATGTATTTAGATACCGTAGGACATGATGAAGCTGGCATGAAACGCTATGAACGGATGGTAAACATTGTAAGCAGCCGTTTCCGGCATGGACCAAAGACAGAGGAACGGGCGATCGATGAAGCAATGCAGAAAGTAATTTCGGAAAAGTATCTGATGCTCCCCCTCTATCTCTACGACCACTCCGGTCTTGCCATGAGTACAGAAAGTTTCTCAGGCAGGGCTCCTCATGCAGAATGTGACAGCGGACAGGTCGGCTGGATCTATGTTTCCAAAGAATATGCCCTAAAGGAATTTGACGCTGACAAGATGACCGGTGCTATCCGTCAGAAAGCAGACGCACTGATGCGCAGCGAAGTCGCTGCTTACGATTCCTATCTGCGCGGCGAATGTTATGGGTTTGAGCTTTATAAAAACGGGGAGCTGTCGGATAGCTGCTGGGGCTTTATGGGTAACTTTTCCGATGTGTTGAAAGATATGGCTGAATACCTCCCGGATGAGTGCAAAGGGATGGTCGATCATCTGGAGGAACAGGAACGCCCGGCTACGATCATCAAGACGCTTTTGAAACACGCTAAAATTCAGGTCGATCAGGCAGCAAAAGCCTTTGAACACGCTTCCCGACAGCAGGTTCTTGGGGAAAGCCGGTAAAAAGTTATTTCCATATTATAAATACCGATTTTATCAGAAAGGAGGATGCTCTTGCAGGAAGATCTCGAACAACGAACGGTTTCTGTTTCTATACAGGCAGCAAAACTGTCAGGGCGGGTACTGCGTGCGGCTATTGCTGCGGTACTCCAAAAGATGGAACAGGAACGTACAATGCCAAGAGTCGGACGCAACAGTATGAAGCGGCTGACTTATAAAGACCCCGGAGCTAATACCATTGAAGTTTCAGGACGAATCCGCTCTTTTGAACGGTATGCCAGGAAACATCAGGTACGCTACCATATAGAAAAGGAACTTGGGACCGATCCCCCAAAATGGACGGTATATTTCAAGGCAAACCAGGCGGATGCACTGACGGCAGCATTTAAGGAATATACAAAGAAAGACCTTACACGCAGCACCAGACCGTCGCTGCTTACACAGCTTCATAAGTTCAAAGAACTGGCGCAGTCGCTTGGCCGTGACCGTGTAAAGAACAAAGAACACGGAGGACCGGAACGATGAAGATCGATGCAGAAACAATGAAAAAACAGGTCATTCTCCATCTGCCCTATGTTCTGTTCCTTCTGGTATTTGCCAAGCTGGGCGAGGCGGTGCGTCTGGCTCCCGGAGCGGACGCTTCCCAAAAGCTGTTAGGACTGTCCGAAGGCTTTGCCCTTGCGTTTCAGAGTATGTGGCCGGGGGCGGCAATGGACTGGCTGATCGGTTTATGCGGTGCAGCCATTATGCGGCTGGCAGTCTATCTTAGAGGGAAAGACGCTAAGAAATACCGCAAAAATGTGGAATACGGTTCAGCTCGTTGGGGAAATAAAGCCGATATTGCCCCGTTTATGGACCCAAAGCCGGAAAACAATATCATTCTTACCCAAAGTGAAGGACTGATGTTAAACGGAAGGCCCAAAAATCCGGCCAATGCAAGAAATAAAAATGTACTGGTAGTCGGAGGATCAGGTTCGGGAAAAACGCGCTTTTTCATCAAGCCCAATCTGATGCAAATGCACAGTTCCTACGTCGTCACCGATCCGAAAGGTACAGTCCTTGTGGAATGCGGAAAGATGTTACAGCGAGGCACGCCAAAGCTGGACAAGGACGGAAAGCCTGTGCGGAATGAAAAAGGAAAGATCATCTATGAGCCCTATAAAATACGGGTATTCAATACGATCAATTTTCAGAAAAGTATGCACTTTAACCCATTCGCCTACATTCATTCCGAGAAAGATATTTTGAAAATCGTCACGACTCTGATCTCCAATACCAAAGGCGAAGGAAAAGCCGGAGACGATTTCTGGGTCAAAGCAGAAACCCTGCTCTATACGGCACTGATCGGATATATCTACTATGAAGCCCCGGCAAACGAACAGAATTTTGCCACACTGGTAGAAATGCTGAACGCAATGGAGGTCCGTGAGGATGATGAATCGTTCAAAAATGCCGTTGACCTTCTCTTTGACGCGCTGGAACAAAAAGACCCGGATCATTTTGCCCTGCGTCAATATAAGAAATATAAGCTCGCTGCCGGAAAAACAGCAAAGTCGATCCTTATTTCCTGTGCTTCCAGACTGGCTCCTTTTGACATTAAAGAAGTCAGGGAAATTACCATGTATGACGAACTGGATCTGGATATGCTGGGGGATGAACGGACTGCTCTTTTCCTTATTATGAGTGATACGGACGGGACCTTTGCATTTTTGATCAGTCTGATCTATTCCATTTTGTTTAACCGCTTGTGCGAACGGGCAGATGATATATATGGCGGAAGGCTTCCCATCCATGTACGCTGCCTGATCGACGAGGCGGCAAATATCGGGCAGATCCCGAACCTGGAGCGTCTTATGGCGACCATCCGAAGCCGTGAGATCTCTGCCTGCCTGGTGCTGCAGGCGCAAAGCCAGCTCAAAGCCCTGTATAAAGACAACATGGACACCGTCATCGGTAACTGTGACGCCTCTCTTTTCTTAGGAGGCAAAGAAGAAACCACCTTAAAAAGCTGGAACTCCCTATTGGGGAAAGAGACCATCGACCTGTATAACACCAGTGTCACAAAGGGCAATCAGGAATCCCACGGACAAAATTTTCAAAAGCTGGGAAAGGATCTGATGTCGGTGGATGAACTGGCAGTTATGGACGGGGGCAAATGTCTGCTGCAGATCAGGGGTGTGCGGCCGTTCCTCTCCCGGAAATACGATATAACCAAACACCCAAATTACAAACTGCTTTCCGATTTTAATGAGAAGAACGCTTTTAATATCGAAAAGTTTCTTTCTACCCGGATGCCGATGCGTCCCGGTGAACGATACCGCAATTATGAAGTCACAGCCGAAGATCTGGCTTCCCAGACTTTATAAAGTTGTTCCTGCCTGTCAAAGCATGATGCCCCGGCAGGCTTTGTTTTTGTCACGATGAAAGGAGGATTTTTTGAGGATTCGTGATTCTCCCTGAAAAGTAAATAACCGCAGGATTCTTCCTGCCCCATGCCGCCGTGCTGTTTGAAACAGATTTTTTTCTAAAAACAGTGCGGCGACTTTTTTTGTTTCCGGCCTGATACGGCCATATCACAAATTAAAATTTCTGAAATTAAAGGAGGAACATTATGGCATTTTTTGCAAGCGCGATTGATACTTTGAAGATCCTTGTGATCGCCCTGGGCGCAGGTCTGGGCGCATGGGGTGTTGTAAACCTTCTCGAAGGTTACGGAAATGATAACCCAGGTGCAAAATCCCAGGGGATCAAGCAGCTTATGGCAGGCGGAGGTATCGCTCTGGTTGGTGCAACGCTGATTCCGCTGCTTTCCGGCCTGTTCGGTTAAGGGCTGATTTATGGGCAGTCTGTTTGAACGGATAACAGACTGGATTAAAGAGGGCTTGATCGATGCGATCACCGGACAGTACACCAGCATTTTCAACTCCGTCAACAATCAGGTTGCGGATGTGGCAAATCAAGTAGGACAGACCCCGCAGGGCTGGAATGGCGGCGTATTTTCCATGATCCAAAATCTTTCGGAAACTGTCGTCATTCCCATTGCGGGCATGATCCTTACCTTTGTTCTGGTGTATGAACTGATCCAGATGATTCTCGAAAAGAACAACATGCACGAATTCGATACATTCAACATCTTCAAGTGGATTTTCAAGACTTTTGTTGCCACTTACCTGCTCACCAACTGTTTTACGATTGTGATGGCGGTCTTTGATGTGGCCCAAAATGTGGTGTCGCAAAGTGCCGGTGTCATAAACGGGAACCTGGATGTGCAGGCGGCGTTGTCTGATCTGGAAACCCAGCTTGAAGCAATGGGAATGTGGGAACTGATTGGACTGTGGCTGGAAACCAACATCATCAATCTGTGTATGTGGGTACTGTCCATCGTGATCTTTGTCATTGTATATGGCCGTATGATCGAGATTTATTTAACCGTGAGCCTTGCACCGATCCCGTTTTCCACAATGGCAAACCGGGAATGGGGACAAATGGGAACCGGGTATCTGCGTTCCCTTTTTGCCCTGGGTTTTCAGGGTTTTTTGATTCTGATCTGTGTTGCCATTTATGCAGTGCTGGTCCAGTCTATCCCATCGTCCGGCGACGTGCACGGCGCGATCTGGGGAACGGCGGGTTATACGGTACTGCTGGCCTTTGCCCTGTTTAAGACAGGTTCGTTATCCAAATCCATATTTAATGCAAGATAGCATGAACAAAACCAATTCTAAAAAGGAGGATTTTATATATGAGTAAAACCAATACAGAAAAAATGGCGCCGGAGACACAGACGCCGGAAATGACAAACGGCATGAAGCTGGATGTCCGCGTGCGTCCGATCGCCCCAATGGGAAACCTGCTGGCGTTTGCCAATGTTACGATTGGCGGATGCTTTAAGATTGACGGCTTCCGTATCTGTTCCAGTGAAAAGGGGCTGTATGTCAATATGCCCGCAACCCAGGATAAGGGAGGCAACTGGAAAGATGTCTGCTGGCCGGTTACGGCAGAGTTCCGCAAACAGCTTAATGACGCTCTGATCGATGGATATGGGCAGGCTATTGAAAATTTGCAAGCAACTCTTGAAGCAACAAAGGGAGCTGCGGAAAAACCTTCCCTGACCGGTGCATTGAAGGAAAATGCCGGTAAGGTCAAAGAACAGCCGGCCAAACCTGCCCCATCTAAGAATGAGCAGGCTCGCTAATGCCGGAAACGAAACAGTACGGCATTATCTATGCCGATCCGCCCTGGCGCTATGATAGGAAACATGGAAGCGGCGTTGCGGAGAACCATTACCCCACAATGAGCATTGAAGAAATCTGTGCCCTGCCGGTATCGGAACTTGCCGCAAAAGACAGCACCCTTTTTCTGTGGGCGACCTTCCCGCAGCTCAATGAAGCCTTCCGGGTGATCGATGCCTGGGGATTCAAATATAAAACGCTGGCTTTTCTATGGCTCAAACAGAACCGGAAAGCGGATAGCTGGTTTTATGGCATGGGCTTTTGGACCCGATCTAATGCGGAGGTCTGCCTGCTGGCAACCAGAGGCCGACCGAAACGCCAGTGTGCGGGAATCCATCAGTTTGTAATCTCCCATATTGAGCAGCACAGCAAGAAACCGGACGAGGTGCGGGATAAGATCGTAAAACTCATGGGCGATCAGCCCAGAGTGGAACTGTTTGCAAGACAAAAGACACCCGGCTGGGATGTGTGGGGCAATGAAGTGAACTGTACGCTGACTATGCCGGAGCGAAAGGGGTGATTTTGATAGAACAAGATGCAAAGCGGCTGCTTATGGAACGGCTGGACGAGTGTTTGAAGGTTCATGCGGATATGCTGGATGCACAGAATATCGGTAGTATTTACGAGTTACAGGGACTTTCGGAACTCCACTATTATCTGAAGGTTGAACATGTATTTACCCCGGCGGAAGTAGAGGCGCTTCTTTCTTTTCAGGACCCGTTGGACGTAGCCCGATGGTGCTGGGAAGAAAATAACCATGAACATAGTTTCCCGATCTGCGATCTTCTCAAAGAAATTGATGCAGAGCAAAAATTTGAACATTTCACAAGCGAAGCTTCCGCACAGGACAAATATACACTCCTGATGAAACGGCTGGGACAGAATTACTTTGCTTACCGGGAAAGCCTTATGTCAAGAGATAAGGAATCCTTAATTGAAAAAGCTGCTGAAATTACAGCCATGCAGGAGGCGTATTCCTATCTGACAACAAAGTTTGAGTTCGGGGATGAAATGTTGGATGATGTGCTGGCGCTTGAGAATCCTTTGAAATACTTTGCAGACCGTTGGCTTTTACCGGTTTCGGATGTGTTCGACGTGGATATGGATATTCGGGAAAATATTGCCGGAATCCGAGATAGCCAGGAATACCTGTGTCAGAGAGGACCGGCTGTTTCTGTCCTGGCACGGCTGCAAAATGCGGCTCAGGAAGTGCGGGAATGTCCGGCTTCGGAGAAACCGGTACGCGAATTCGGTGCACGGTAATGGGCCGGAAACTATATTACGATGGGAGGTGTATAGATGCCTTATGTACCTGTACCAAAGGATTTAACCAAAGTTAAAACCAAGCTGGCCTTCAATCTGACGAAGCGCCAGCTTATTTGTTTCAGTCTTGCCGGGCTTGTCGGCCTTCCGGTGTATTTCTTTACCCGCGGGGCGATCGGCAATTCGGCGGCTGTACTTTTGATGATCGGGCTGATGATGCCCTTTTTCTTCTTCGCCATGTATGAGCGTGACGGACAGCCGGCAGAAAAGATCTTGAAGAACCGGCTCCGTTATAAGCTCTGGCCGAAGAACCGTCCATACAGGACGGATAACCTGTATAAATCTATGTCAAAGAAGGAGGTTACAAAGATTGCCAAAAAACAAGCAGCAGGAAGCTCAGGAAAAGCGTCTGCAAAAAAATATCAGGCAGGCCAAAAAGACCAGATCCGATGCAAAGCAGGGCAAAACTAAGTCTGCCCGTTCCAAGCCGTCTAAAAAAGGCGGCTTTTTTGCCGGGCTGAAAGCAGATGCCCCGCAGACGGTCCAGCAGAGCATTCCCTACCGTGAAATGTACCGGGATGGGATCTGCCGGTTGACCGATACCCTTTACACCAAAACGGTACAGTTTTTTGATATTAACTATCAGCTTGCACAGGCAGATGATAAAGCACAGATCTTCGAGGGTTACTGCGATTTCTTAAATTACTTCGATGCTTCGATCCATGTGCAGCTTACCTTTATCAACCAGCGGGCCAATATGCAGGATTTTACCAGAAGCATTGAAATCCCTCCCCGCGGCGACGAGTATGACGGAATCCGCAAGGAATACGGGGATATGTTAAAGAACCAGTTGCAGAAAGGAAATAACGGTCTCACCAAACGCAAATACATTACCTTTGGGATCGAGGCAGATGACCTGCGTACTGCGAAAATGCGTCTGGAACGCATTGAAACGGATGTGCTGGCAAATTTCAAAACCCTTGGAGTCCAGTCAAGATCCTTAAACGGACTGGAACGTCTGGAACTTCTTCACGGCCAGCTTCACCCGGACGGTCAGGAAAAGTTTCATTTCCAGTGGTCGGATCTGCCTAAGACCGGTCTTTCTACCAAAGACTTCATTTCCCCATCCGGGCTGTCTTTTTCAAAGGATGGAAAGACATTCCGGGTAGGCGACCATTCCGGTGCCGTCTCCTTTTTGCAGATTTTGGCGCCGGAGCTTACTGACCGGCTTTTAGCGGATCTTCTTGACTTAAACGACGCCGTGACTGTCAACTTGCATATTCAGTCTATCGACCAGGCACAGGCAATCCGAAACATCAAGCGTAAAATGTCGGACCTGCAGAAAATGACCATTGAGGAACAAAAGAAAGCGGTCCGATCCGGGTATGATATGGACATCATTCCCACCGACCTTGCCACCTATGGAGAGGAAGCAAAAAATCTTTTGCAGGATTTACAGAGCCGCAATGAGCGCATGTTCCTTGTGACGGTACTGGTGGAAAATATCGCTGCCAAACGCCAAAAGCTGTTCAATGATATTTTTGCCGCTTCGGGTGTGGCACAGAAATACAACTGTGCCTTAAAACGGCTGGATTACCAGCAGGAACAGGGGCTTATGTCCTCGCTTGCTCTTGGTACGAACCAGATTGAAATTGAGCGCGGGCTTACGACCAGCAGCACAGCGATCTTTGTACCGTTTACCACCTGTGAATTGTTCCAGGAGGGCGAGGCGTTGTATTACGGCCTGAACGCCCTTTCCAATAACTTGATCATGGCGAACAGAAAAACGCTGAAAAACCCCAATGGGCTGTTTCTCGGTACCCCAGGAAGCGGTAAATCTTTCTCTGCCAAGCGTGAGATCGTCAATGTGTTCCTTCTGACGGAGGACGACATCATTATCGCTGACCCGGAAAATGAGTATGGGCCGCTGGTGCAGCAGTTCGGTTCCCAGGGGCAGGTCATTGATATTTCCCCTACTTCCACAAACTACATTAACCCTATGGACATCAATCTGGACTATTCCGATGATGAAAACCCGATCACTTTGAAAAGTGATTTTATTCTGTCGCTGTGCGACCTTATCATCGGCGGCAAAGAAGGGCTTTCCCCTATTGAAAGGACGATCATCGACCGTTGTACCAGACTGGTGTACCGGGAATACCTGCAGAACCCATGCCCGGAAAATATGCCGATCTTAGGCGATCTTTACGAGCTGCTTTTGAAACAGTCTGAACCGGAAGCACAGAATATCGCAACGGCACTGGAAATCTATGTCAATGGTTCCCTTAACGTGTTCAACCACCGTTCCAATATCCAGATGGATCAACACCGGGTACTGTGTTTCCAGCTTAAGTCACTGGGAAAAGCCTTAAAGGAAATCGGGCTTTTGATCATGCAGGATGCGGTGTGGAACCGTGTCACGGCCAATCGCTCCAAACATAAAACAACCTGGTTCTATATCGACGAATTCCATCTTCTTTTGAAAGGGCAGACAGGAAGTTTCAGCGTGGAGATCTGGAAACGCTTCCGTAAATGGGGCGGAATCCCATCAGGTTTAACGCAGAATGTCAAGGACCTTCTGGCTTCCCGTGAGATCGAAAATATTTTTGAGAACTCGGACTTTATCTATATGCTCAACCAGGCCCAGGGAGACCGTCAGATTTTGGCAAAGCAGTTGGGGATCTCCCCGCACCAACTTTCGTATGTGACCCATTCCGGTCCCGGCGAGGGGCTTTTGTTCTTTGGAAATGTGATCATCCCCTTTGTGGACCACTTCCCGAAGGACACACTGTTGTACAGTGTGCTTACCACAAGACCGGATGAAATAGCGGGGACCAAAGCGTGAGACAAAAATTAAAATGGATCGGAGGTGAGAACAATGGCACACGACAGGGAGTTTCAAAGAAAGCGCAAAGATACCCGGATGCCGGTGCGTGATTCCCACGGGGAAGATCAACCGGCAGCCAGGCAGACCGAACAGGATTTTGACCTGCGCAGGGCACGGGACACCCCTTCTTCTGTCAACGGCAAGACACACAGGCAGGACATCCCTGTACAGACGGAATTTTCCCAGCTATCACCGGAAACACCGGTGTCCTTGCTGGAACAGGGCGATGCTTATGCGGCCGCTTTGGATGTTTTTTCGGATCGCTTTGAGATACCGGATGCTACCGGAACAGAGTCCCCGACACAGGACAACGGACGAAGCAATTTCCGGCAGGAGGTTTCCAGGCGTTCTTTTGTAACAGAGGATGTGACAGACCATGATACCGGACAATATGCACCTTCTTCCGAAGGATCAGCCCCACCGAGCGGCACAGACAGATCCGGTCAGGGACATCGTTATCGGACACATCAGCATGGGAACAAATATCAGCAGCGTTTTCAGGAAGCGGCACAGGCGGAGGAACAGGCAGCACAAAAGGAAAAGGGTGTGGATAGCGAACCGCCGAAAACATCCAAGCTGGAATTTACTGCGGATGAACTGCCACCGGAGACAAAGGATAAAAAGCTCACCCATGCAAGACGGAAGGCGGAACGGACTGCACAAAAAGCAGAGCAGGCGCAAAATCGTCTGCCGGCCCGGAAGAAACTGCGCATGGAGACGGTTTCCGACCCGGAGACCGGAAAAGCCAAAAAACACTTAAAATTTGAAAAGGAGGTTAAATCCCAAAAGGCCCATGTAAAAGGACCTGTACCCCTGCGTCCGGTCAAGGCGGGCGCCAATACTGCCATTGGTTACGCTCATAAAAAGATTTATGAGGCAGAGGATGAAAATGTGGGGATCAAGGCAGCCCACCGCTCTGAACTTGTGGGCGAGGCGGGGCTTCGCACGGCATATCACCGGCATAAAACTGCCCCCTACCGAAAGGCAGCGAAATTACAGCAAAAATCAGCAAAGGCCAACGCAAGACTTGCCTACCGGCAGGCTCTTAGCGACCACCCGGAGCTGAAGAAACATGCGATTGCCCGGATATGGCAGAAACAAAAACTGAAAAGGCAGTATGCCAAGGCTGCCCGTGAAGCCGGGAAACAGGCAAAAAATGCCGCAGTCGCAACAGAGAGGGTCAGCGTCGGTATTGTCCATGCGGTCAAACGGCACCCTATGATCTGCCTTGTCCTCCTGCTTCTCCTTTTGGTAATTTTCCTGATCATGTCCCTGTTTTCCACGTTCTCCAATATTGGGACCGGCGGTCTGGGAAGTCTGGCTGCTTCTACCTATCTTGCAGACGATCAGGACATCAATCAGGCGGAGCTTACCTATACCGAGTGGGAAACAGATCTGCAAATGGAAATAGACAGGGTGGAATCAGACCGCCCCGGTTATGACGAATACCGGTATAACCTGGGTGCGATCGAGCATGACCCGTATGTGCTGATGGGGTATCTGACTTCTGCTTATCAGGGATTTACTTACGATGAAGTGGAAAGCGTGCTGCGGCAGCTTTTCCAGGAACAATATACCCTGTCCTTTTCAGAAGAAACCGAGATCCGTTACCGCACCGAAACTTCCGTTGACCCGGAAACCGGGGAAGAAACCCAGGAGGAAGTGCCTTATGAATGGCGCATCTTAAATGTCAAGCTCACAGTCACACCTCTGGAAAACCTGGTCGTTTCCCGGATGAACGCAGACCAGAAAGAGATCTGCGAGATCCTGCTGCAGACAAAAGGAAACCGCCAGTATGTCAAAAATATCTTTGGCACCAACTGGCTCCCTTATGTGACCAGCTACTACGGCTACCGGGTACATCCCATCAGCGGGGAAAAGAACTATCACACCGGTGTGGACATCGGGATGCCGGAGGGCACAGAGATCCTTGCCGGGCATGACGGAACAGTCACCCTTGCGGGAAATGCCAGCGGTTATGGCTTATGTGTTGCCATTGAAGGCGAGGCATACGAAGGACATACCCTGACGACCAAATACGGGCACTGTTCCCAGATCCTTGTTTCTGCCGGGCAGGAGGTCAAAGCCGGGGATGTGATCGCAAAGGTCGGGAATACCGGAAATTCCACCGGTCCCCACCTGCATTTAGAAGTCCTGGTTGACGGTCAGTATTTGAATCCCCTGTATTTTGCTGATACCGGCGATACCAGCGAACGGCACCTGCCGGAAGTTGGTTCAGGCGGCACAGGAAACTACTTCGATTATGACATTCCACCGGAAGCCCTTGCGGATGAACAGTTTGCTGCAATGATGGCCGAGGCGGAAAAATATCTTGGCTATCCGTATGTATGGGGAGGCGCAAGCCCTTCCACTTCCTTTGACTGTTCCGGCTATGTGTCCTGGGTGATCAACAACTGCGGCGTTGGCTGGAATTTCGGAAGGCTGACCGCGGATGGTCTTTTAGGTGTATGTACGCCGGTATCAAGTGCGGATGCAAAACCGGGCGACCTGATCTTCTTCCAGGGGACCTACAACACCAGCGGCGCAAGCCATGTAGGGATCTATGTGGGAAATGGAATGATGATCCACTGTGGAGACCCGATTTCTTATGCAAACATCAATACAAGCTACTGGCAGCAGCATTTTTATACATTTGGGCGTCTGCCTTAACAGATTGGAGGTAATAAATTGAATCCTAAAATTGAAAAACTGGAAAAGGAAATTGAAAAGACCAAAACAAAGATTGCGGAAATGCAGGCAAAGCTCCATAAGCTGGAGGAACAGAAAACAGAACTGGAAAATACCGATTATGTGGCGGTGGCGCGCAGTTTCAAACTGACGCCCCAGCAGCTTGCGGATTTTTTGAAATCACAGCAGGCAGCCCCTTCGGAAACTGTTTTACCGCAGGAGAAGGAGGATGTGCATGAGGCTTAAAAAACTTTCCCTGCTGCTGGCGCTTACGCTTCTTGTAAGTGTCAGCGCATTACCTGTAACGGCTCATGCCGGCGGTTCCAAAGACACCACACCGCCAACGCTGACTGCTTCCCTGGAGGGCGATGCCCTGAAAATAGAAAGCAGTGACGATCTATCCGGCGTGGAGGCGGTCTTTGTTGATGAAAACCGTATCAACTCCCTCACCGATGGGAAAGCGTCGGTTGCACTAAAAGATTATGCAGGAACAGAAAAACAGGTAAGCATATACGCAAAAGATTATGCCGGCAACCGTTCTGATGTGGTAAAGCTGGATAATCCGTATTACAAAGAACCGGCTCCTGAAAAGAAACCTGCTGCGGCAGCACCCCAGAGTCCGTCCGGTACACAGACAAAACCGCCTAAGGAAGAAAAACCTTCCGGCTCAAACGCTGCAACCCCTTCCGGCGGCGGAAATTCTTCCGGTTCAGATAACAGTACCGGACAGCAGGAAAATACTTCTGCGATCCCGGAAGGTGCATTTACCCCGGAAGGCACCGGAACGGTACAGGACAACATCAGCGGTACGGATGGGGAAAAACAGTTTTACACCATCACTACGGACGCGGGCAATGTCTTTTATCTGGTGATCGACGGGAAACGGGAAGATAACAATGTCTACTTCTTAAACGGCGTCACAGAGTCCGACCTGATGGCGCTTGCAGAAAAGAACAATGGCAGCATGAGCATGATTCCCCAGGAAGAAAGCTGCAACTGCACCGAAAAATGTGAGGCAGGAAAAGTCAATACCGGCTGTCCGGTCTGCAAAAATGACTTGAGTGGCTGCAAAGGAAAAGAAAAGCCGACGGAAACCGAAAAACCGGCTGAACCGGAAAAGCCGAAGAAAGAGACCGGCAGTGTCGGCACGATCCTGTTTATCCTTGCTGCCTTACTTGCGGTCGGCGGGATCGGTTACTATGTAAAAATCGTGCGTCCGAAACAGCAGGCCGAGGACGATGCGGAATTTGAGGATGACGGTTATGGAGAAGGCTTTGACCCGGATGAGGCATACGGGGAACCGGAATATCTTTCCGAGGATGATTTTGACGACAAGGACAGCAAATAAGGCTGTCCTTTTAGATTTTATGAAAGTGAGGATTTTTTCATGGAACATATCATAACCAGGCGCCGCGGCTTTCGCAAGCTGTTGGCGTTTTTGCTTTGTATGGCAAGCATTTTGGGGCTTCTTCCGGCTCAGGCTTTTGCCATGTCTGTCGGACAAACGGCAAGCTCCTGGCTGGGCGACCAGTATGTGGGCTCTGATGGAAACCACTACCGCGCCCCGGCACCTTACACCTATCTTGCCTACCATGCAGACGGAACCATCGACGTACACACCAGTTCCGGGGGCAATGCTTACCGGCACTATATGCTGACGGATTCTGACGGGATCAGCCATCAGGTTTACTGTGTGGAGAGCGGGATTCCTTACCATACTTCGGAAAACACCTATGTTTCAGAAAGCGGGACCAACAGCCAATACCTGAACCTGCTTCCTGCCGAGGCAAGGAGGGGGATCACCCTGACTGCGATCTATGGCTGGAAACCCGGTGCGACGCTCCCTGTTTCCGGGATCAACGAGGATGACTATAAGATGGCAACCCAGATCATCCTTTGGGAATACCAGCAGCAGCTTAGAAGCGATCCGTACAACCGCCACGGAAACGGCCACGCAGATGGTGACCAGTATTTCAGCGTGATCGCCGGACGACCGGCTGAAAAAGCCTATGACTGGATTCTGGCACAGGTCGCTTCCCATTCCACAGTCCCTTCCTTTACTTCTTCTAAGAAAAGCGAAGCACCGGAACTGGAACTGAAATGGGATGTAGAAAAAAAGGTCTATACCCTGACGGTCACAGATACCAACAACTTGAAGATCGACCTGGAGGCTTTGAAAGGCAGCGGCGTTTCTGTGACAAGAAACGGAAATGAATACACCTTTACCAGCAGGCAGATGATGATGGACCCGGTGCTGTTTGAATTCCGAAAGAATATCCCGGTGGCAAATGACATGCTGATCTGGGGCAGACCAGGCTACCAGACCATGATGACCGGCGCCAGCGATCCGGTTTCCTTCTTTGTAAAGATCAAAACGGAAACTTACGGTACTGCAAAACTTGTCAAGACCAGTGAGGACGGCATTGTTTCCGGTATCACCTTCCATATTTCCGGTACGGACATTTTGGGAAATGAAGTCAATGAGGAAGTCACGACCGGAGAAAACGGCCAGATTGAAAAGAAGCTCCTGCCGGGAACCTATCTGGTAAAAGAGCTGCCGGTGGACCGCTATGTGACCCCTTCCGCACAGTACGTGACCATTGAAAGCGGGCAAACTTCTTCGGTACATTTCAGCAATATCCTGAAGAAGTTCCGCGTCCATGTGGTAAAGAGCGACGCTGATACCGGAAATGCCCAGGGGGACGCCACGCTTGCAGGGGCGACCTATGGGATCTTCCGTGATGGCGAACTGATCGACACTTATACTACCGGGCCGGATGGCAGCTTTATGACTCGCTATTATGTGTGCGGGGATAACTGGACGATCCGGGAGATCGAACCGAGCACCGGGTATCTTCTGAATGAAACCGTTTATGAAGTGGGTGCATCCCCTTCCCTGTATGAAGTGGAACTCAATACCACAGAAAATCAGGTGACGGAAACGGTTATTTACGGAAATATCCAGCTTGTCAAGCACACCGATGACCTGGACCCGGATGTGCCTGAGGGCGAAAATACCGACGATCCCAATGCCGGTATCATCGAACGCCCGGAAGCAGGCGCAGTCTTTGAAATTTACTTAAAGGCAGCCGGAAGCTATGACGCGGCAAAGGAAAGTGAACGCGACCTTCTTACCACGGATGCGGATGGTTTTGCTTCCAGTAAACCGCTTCCGTATGGGCATTATACGGTCCATCAAATCGCAGGCGAGGAAGGCAAAGCCTTTGTCCCGGACTTTACGGTATTCATTTCCTCTGACGGAAAGACTTACAGCTATATCCTGAACAACCGCACCATCACAGCCCGTCTGAAAGTTGAAAAATGTGACGCAGAGACCGGAAAGATTATCCCTGTGACCGGAACCGGTTTTCAGATCAAGGATCTTTCCACCGGGGAATTTATCACCCAGACCGTCTACTATCCGAACCCGGAAACACTGAATACCTTCTATGTTTCTGACGAGGGCTGGCTGATGCTGCCGGAGCCTTTGGCCGCCGGGGATTATGAACTTTATGAGGTAGCTGCTCCTTACGGCTATGTGCTTTCCGACCAGCCGGTACCGTTTACCATTGACGGCAGCGAGGCGGTTGTGACGGTCACGCAGTACAATATGCCGCAGAAAGGCCAGCTTACCATCACAAAGACCGGAGAAGTATTTGCTTCTGTCCAGGAAAACGACGGACTGTACCAACCGGTATATGAGGTTGCCGGACTTCCTGGAGCGGTCTATGATGTGATCGCAGATGAAGATATTTATACCGGTGACGGTACCTTGCGGGCAGAAAAAGATACGGTTGTGGAAACACTTACGACCGGCGAGGACGGCACAGCGAAAAGCGGGTCTCTCTATCTTGGCCGTTATCGTCTGGAGGAACGTCAGGCGCCTTCCGGCTGTGTGTTGAATCCTCAACCGGAATATGTGGAACTGACCTATGCGGGTGAGACCATAGAGGTTACACAGACAGCGGCCGGTCTTTATGACGAACGCCAGAAAGTGGATGTCACACTTTTCAAGGCAATGGAGACCGATGACCTGTTCGGTCTTGGCATGAACGAGGAATATAAGGATATTTCCTTTGGACTTTATGCTTCCGCAGACCTGACGGCGGCAGATGGCAGCGTAATCCCGGCAGGTGGACTTCTGGAAGTGGTCTCTGTTTCGTCTGAGGAATCCGGCGGTTACAGCGCTTCCTTCGCTTCCGACCTGCCTTTTGGCAGCTATTATGTCAAGGAACGCACAACCAACGGCGCCTATATCCTTTCGGATCAGGAATATCCGGTTGTCTTTGAGTATGCTGGTCAGGAAACCGCCCTGGTACAGATCCTTGTCAATGAAGGCGAGGCTGTTTCCAATGAACTTCTCCGTGGGCGTGTAGACGGTGTAAAAGTCGGGGAAAACCCGGAAGGCGGCGAGGATGTCACGCTTGCCGGTGCGCTCATGGGTCTGTTTAGACCTGATACCGAAGAATTTACTGAAGAAAATGCGCTGCTTACTGCTATTACCGGAAAAGACGGCAGTTTTTCCTTTGAGAACATTCCTTACGGACACTGGATCGTCAAGGAGATCTCTGCCCCTGACCTTTATACGGTAAGCCCGCAGCAGCACCATGTATATATCGGTGCAGACGGACAGCATATCGAGATCCGTGTGGAAAACACCCTGATCCGCGGCAGTGTGCAGGTAACTAAAACCGAAGCTGTGGAGGAACCGTCCCCTGTGGAAAAGGAGGATAAGAAAGACAAGAATTCTTTCCTGCGCTTCCTGCCCGGTGCAGTGTTCGACCTGTATGCGGATTCCAACGCCAACCAGGAATATGATCCTGACGATCAAAAGATCGGTACGCTGAAAGAAACCGATGCAGGCTATCATACGGCGGAAAACCTTCTGGCTGGCGGCTACTTTATCAAAGAAAGCAAAGCGCCGGAGGGCTATCAGCCTGACTCAAACGCTTACTATTTTTCCATCACAGAAGATGGACAGGTCGCAGTTGTGGAAAATGGAGAAGCCGGGCACGGGTTTACCAATGAGGCTTACCGCGGCAACTTAAAGATCACAAAGGATTCCAGCGACGGGCGCAAAGATGGTTTTGCCATCGAGGTTAAGAGTGCGGACGGCTCCTACTGCGAGACATTCACCACTCCAAAATCCGGCGTGATTGAAGTTAAGGGCCTTCGTGTCGGTATTTATACCGTAACAGAAGTTGCAAACCGGGCAAGCAAGGATTACATCATTCCTGATGCCGCTACGGTGGAGATCAAGGCAGATCAGACATCTACAGTCCAGTTCTTTAATGAAAAACCGGAAAAGCCGGATAACCCAAAGAACCCGGAAAAGCCTTCTGTTCCCTCCAATCCTTCCACCCCTCAAAAGCCGGTACCGCAGACCGGGGATGATCCGTATATTTTCCTGTATGGCGGACTGCTGGCAGCCGTACTGATCGGTGGCAGCGTATTTGCTGTGTATTATTTCAAAAAGGGAAAATACAGCAGGACTTCCCCGAAAAGAACGGCTGTCGGGGTTTCTGTCCTTTCACTCTGCGTTCTGGTGGCTCTTGGCAGCGGTTTTTTGGTGTTCCGTGACTTGAACCAGTATGCTGAGAGTAAAGATGCCTATCGAGATCTTGCCGGATATGTGGAAGTACCGGAGCAGACAGCTTCCCCGGAGTCGGCACCCGATCCGACAGAACCAAAACGGGACGATGCCGATATTGTCCTGCCTTCGGTAGACTTTGAAACGCTCCGTGAAAATGGACCGGACATCATCGGATGGCTTTCTCTTCCTGATACGGTGCTCAATTATCCGGTGACGCATACCGACAACAACGAGTATTACCTGAACCATCTTTATGACGGGACCTATAACAAGGTTGGCTGCCTGTTTGCCGACTATGAAAACCGGGCAGATTTTTCAGACCGCAATACGATCATTTACGGTCATAATATGCGGGATGGTTCCATGTTTGCCTTGCTGAACCGGTACGATGAACAAAGTTACTTTGATACTCACAGGCAGATGTATCTCGTTACTCCGAAGGGGGGTTATGTCATGGAGATCTTTACGGCATTTGCAGCAAAACCGGAAGAATCCGGCAGTAAAACTTCTCCCTGGCAGCTTTCCTGGAAGGATGACGGTGCTTATACTACCTGGCTTACAGCTATGAAGGAACGTTCTGCGGTGGAAAGTGATGTGACTGTGACCTGCAGCGATAAGGTACTGACCCTTTCTACCTGTACGCCGGGCGGCACAGGACGCTTTCTTGTCATGGGAAAACTCGTGAAAGTAGATAACGAAATATAGATTTTAGACGGTGCGGGGGCAAAAGCTCCCGCACCTGCTGTTTACAAGGAGGATTTTATTTTATGGTAAATACCATGATTTCCATTCCCGGCTATGTCCATCTTTACCGCTCGCTTTTGCGGTTTTACGACATGCCGGAAAATGAAGTCCGGGAAATGCTCTATCTTCTGAATACGGCAAACCTGGACTGCTATGAGTATTATCACCCGGACCGCAGTGTGATCCAGAGCGGACCGGTCGCTTTTTGCGGATGGCTGGAAACGAAAGACTGCCGCCCTTACCGCACAGAGGTACAGCTTTACAAATCGCTGCTGTTTTTGAAGCGCAGCATTGACCGTGACCTGATCGTATCAGCTCAAAGGGAGGCTCTGCAAACCCTGCGCTGTATTATCTCCAATCTGGAATACCGCTTTTATAAAGCCTATGGCATGGAGATCGAGGACAAACGCACGGTCTATGGGGAATGTACCTACCGTCTGGTTCCCAGGGAGGATGAACCCAGCGTGTGCCTGATGCACGACTGGATCTACCTGCCAACTGCCTGATGTCACGAATAATATATAAAATATGTGACATATATGAAAACTGTACTGCCTTGCAAAATTTTTGATTTTTGATGTATAAATCAGATTTTTAATGGGAACACTCAAAATAAGAGGAATAGGACCTATTGCAATCATGTCACGAATAATATATAATATTCGTGACATGAAGGGAGGCGGTATTGTGGACAACGGATATACAAAACGAATACGAGAGCGTGTTCTTTCTCTTGAAGATGGAACTGTTTTTGTGATGTCTGATTTTGCGGATATTGCAGATACATCCACTATTCGTCAAAGTTTAAGTCGTTTAGTGCAATCAGGAACATTGCGCCGTATTTTGAAAGGAGTTTATGAAAAACCAAAATATAGCAAACTTCTGGATGAATATGTGGCGGCAGACCCGGAAGCGGTGGCGAACGCATTGGCACGAAGTTATCACTGGACGATTGCCCCATGTGGGAATACAGCATTGAACCTGTTAGGTCTTTCAACACAGGTAACAGCAGTATGGTCCTATATTAGCGATGGTCCATATAAGACCTACGAGTGGAACTCTACAAAGCTGGAATTTAAGCACCGGACCAATAAAGAGATTACCGGATTGTCCTATATGACAAGTTTGGTTATACAGGCATTAAAAACGCTTGGCAGATCGAATGTTACGCCAGAAGTCATACAGATGCTTTCCGAAAAACTGACAGCCAAGGATAAACAGGCTTGCTTGAAGGAAGCAACAGAGTCTACGGATTGGGTTTACGATACGATACGGCAGATTTGTGGAGGTGAAAAGGTACAATGAGAAATATAGCAAGACTTTCAGATAACGACCGCAGGGAGCTGTTCAGAAATACAGCAGATAAAATGGGGCTGAATGATGCCATTGTAGAAAAAGACTTTTGGGTATGTTTTACGCTGGATTATTTATTTCACCGCTCACCATGGAAAGAGTCCATCACCTTTAAGGGCGGTACCAGCCTTTCAAAAGCCTTTCACCTGATCAGCCGGTTTTCAGAAGATATTGATTTGATTCTGGACTGGCGTGTATTGGGATATGGCAAAGATGAACCATGGGAGAAACGTTCCAATACAAAACAGGATGCTTTTAACAAAGAAGCCAATGTGCGTGCAGAGGTATTTCTGTCCGAAACATTCTGCCCGGCAGTCAAAGCCGGCTTATCCCAGGAAATCGGTTGTGAAGCAAATGTCTACATAGATGAAAAGGATAAACAGACGGTCATTTTCGCCTATCCGCACCTTTTTACGAATACGGCGACTTTACAGGTGATCCGTTTAGAGATTGGTGCGCTGGCAGCGTGGACTCCTGCAAAAACAGCGCTGATCGAACCATACGCGGCAAAATATTATCCGAAGATTTTTGAGCAAAAAGAAACCGCAATCCTTACCGTTGCCCCGGAACGGACCTTCTGGGAAAAAGCCACAATCCTGCACCATGAAGCGAACAGACCGGAACATTTGGAAATGCCGCAGCGGTATTCCAGACATTATTATGATCTCTACCGCATGGCTGCAACACCGGTCAAAGAAGCTGCTTTTTCCAGGCTGGATCTCCTGAAGAAAGTTGTAGATTTCAAAATGAAATTCTATCCCAGAGCATGGGCGAAGTACCCGGAGGCTGTGCCGGGCACATTAAAATTACTCCCGCCGGAATATCGGTTCGCAGCATTGGAAACGGACTATAACTCTATGCAGGATATGTTGTATGGGGATATTCCGACATTTGAGACAGTCATAGCAGCGGTCCAGGAACTGGAAAAAGAGATCAATACACTATAAACAATTACATATCCATTTATTTGCCGGCTATTCTAAGATGCTTTAGAATAGCCGGTTTCTTGTTTTCAAAGGAGGGATGCTATATTACGCAAAATGAAGTCAATGCCGTTTTTGACGAACAGGTGCGGCTCTGTGCTGATACCTTGAAACGGAAAACCAAAGAATACACCGGGGATGATCCGGACCGGCTGGGTGCATTTAAGGCAGCGGCAACTTTACAGCACACAACGCCCCAGCGTGCCCTTGCCGGTATGCTGGCAAAGCATATTGTTTCTCTATACGATATGTGCTTTGCCGAGGAAACAGTTTATCCGATGGACACATGGGACGAAAAGATCACAGACAGTCTTAACTATCTGTTCTTACTGAAAGCGATTGTAAAGGAGGAACATACCAATTAAACAGATTGAAGTAAAAATTTTGAACTGCCAGGCGGTAGCGGAAGCAGAAAAAAACATGGTCTTTGCGGCAAGACTTACCCAGCAGGGACATAAGATTGCCTCAATGGACGACCTGATGGAGCTCTACGAAAAATCATTCAGCGTTCAGACAGTAGCAGCTATGGGGGCGCTTCCCCATCCTACCATCCAGAAATTTGCGGTGATCACGGTAGCCATTGTCGGCGCCAGCAGGCGTTTTCTGGCGCAGATCACCCGCCACCAGAACGAAGTAAAATTTATGAGTGCATCGCTGCAGTACAGCAACTATACGGGACAGGCGGATTTCGCTGTCCCGTATTCTATTATGACGGCTCCGGCTGTGGTACAGGAGCTGTACTTAAAAAGTTGTAATGAAAGCATGAAATGTTATGAAGCCCTGTGCACTGCCGGAAGCGGGCACGATGCGGCCGGCTATGCCACGCCCCAGGGATTACGGAATGTACTGCTCATCAGCGCCACCCCTTATCAGTGGAAACATATCATCGGCCAGCGGGTATGCCGAAGAAATACAGATGAAACAAGGATCGTGCTGTTAAAGGTCTGGAAAGAACTTTATGACCTAAGCCCTGCCTTGTTTGCCCCGTCACTGACCGGGCCTTTCTGTCAGTTGGATCGATGTCTGGAAGGGAAAATGACCTGCGGGCGAAAACTGCAGGCAGATATGACGCCAGAGGATATTTTAGAAAAAGACTATCCCGCTCTTTGGGAAGGAGGCTGCCGATGAAAATAAAACTAATCGATTTTGGCGTGCCGGAGCACCAGCGTCCTTACCGTCCTCATGGCAATGATGCCGGAGCAGATGTTTATCTGCCCTATGACTGCACCTTACAGCCCGGAGAAATCGCCAAAATTCCTCTTGGCTTTGGACTGGAAATACCGGATGGGTATGCGGGATATATCTTTCCCCGTACCAGCATGGCGGTAAAAGGTCTGGTCTGTGAACTGCCGCCTGTGGATTCCGGCTATCGTGGAGAGATCCATGCGATCATCAGCAATGTAAGCAATCAGGCGCAGTCTCTTTTTAAGGGAGCCCGTATCGGGCAGCTTGTGATCACGCCGATCGTCATTGCGGATTTTGTAACCGATCTGGGAACAGAACGAGGAACCGGCAGCTTTGGCAGTACCGGCGAATAGAAAAAGGCTGTTTGGGGAACAGTTTTTGAATACTTATCGGTATAGGGAGCGGACATTTCGAGAACATTATAAAATATAATAAAGAAAGTCACGAAAAAAGCGGCCTTTACCGTGACCGCTTACTTTCTGCTATTGAGTTCTTTCATAATACCGAGGATATATTGCATGGATTGAGGATCAAGCTGTCTTGCCTCTGCAATGAATTCCTTTAAGGTTTCCGGGTAGGTATTTCCTTCATCAAAGAATTCCTGCGGTGTCACACCCAGATATTCGCAGATGTAGAAAAAAGACTGCATAGCGGGAAGTGACTTTTTATTCTCAATATTATTGATGTAGTTGTTTGCCTGACCTAACGATAAAGACATATCGCGTGCGGAAACTCCTTTCTGTGTCCGCAGCTTCGCTAATCGTTCCGGGACAAAATCTTCATACATCGCCTTCACCTCCCATTCTGTAATAGATTGTACCTTACACCCCTTTATTATCCGCAAAGAGAAAAAGGGTATTATCGTTGACTTGCTAAATAAAATCTATTACTATGTGAAAAGTGAAGAATTTTACCTATCAGATGGAGGGATGACCGATGAAAGGAAAGACCTGCTGTGTTACCGGACACAGGGATTTACCGCAGAATGAGATCAACAAAATAAAAGCCGCTTTGGAACATGAGATCGATGCTGCCGTTACAGATGGATTTACCTGTTTTATGAGTAGCTTTGCAGATGGCGTGGATCAGTATTTTGCAGAGCTGGTGTTGGAAAGAAAGCAGACCAATCCGGCGCTGGAGCTGATCGCAGTGATCCCTTACCGCAAACGTCTGGACAGCCTGAATAAGAAAACAAGAACCCGTGAACTGCTGGAGGCTTGTGCGGATGTTGTTGTCATACAGGAAAAATATCTCCCAAGCGTCTACTCCCACAGAAACCGCTATATGGTGGAGCACTCCAACCGAGTGATCGCTGTATATGACGGACGGGAAACCGGCGGTACGGCAAAGACGATCCGCTTCACCCACCGGATGAAAAAGGAACTGCGGGAAATCCCGGTTGGAGAGATCGTCCTGCCGGATCACTTGAAACCAAAAACAAAATAGATACCTGTTGATGCGCTCACTTTGAAGTGGGCGTTTTTCTTTACCCATTTTTAGGAGGAATGCTTATGTGGAACCTGATTTCACATTTCCTTACCTTTGCCGGAGGAATGGCTTCCGGCGTTATGCTGATGTGTCTTATACAAACCGGAAAACTTGCGGATAAAGAATTTGAAACTATGAAGGAGGAATAAAAATTGAAACTTGTGATTGCAGAAAAGCCCTCTGTTGCTATGTCACTGGCAGCAGTATTAGGCGCAACGGAAAGAAAAGACGGTTATCTCGAAGGTTCCGGCTATCTGGTGAGCTGGTGCGTGGGACATCTTTTGGAACTGGCACAGCCGGAGGCTTACAAAGAACAGTACGCCAAATGGCGGTATGAGGATCTTCCGATCCTACCGGAAAACTGGAAATATGAAGTGCCAAAGGATAAGAAAACGCAGCTTGCCCTTTTGTGCCGATTGATGAAGGACAAACGGGTGGATTCCGTGGTATGCGCTACGGATGCCGGACGAGAAGGAGAACTGATCTTCCGTCTGGTCTATGAATATGCCGGATGTAAAAAGCCTATGGAGCGCCTTTGGATTTCCAGTATGGAGGATGCGGCGATCCGTGAGGGCTTTGACCATCTCCACCCCGGCAGTGATTACGATAAGCTCTATGATGCGGCGGTCTGCCGGGCAGGAGCCGACTGGCTGATCGGGATCAATGCCACCCGGCTTTTTTCTGTCCTGTATGGTGTCACCCTAAATGTCGGCCGTGTTATGTCACCGACACTGGCACTTTTGGTACAGCGTGAGTCGGATATTGAATCCTTCATCAGTAAGCCTTTTTATGTGCCGGAAATCACCTGCGGAGGTTTTACTGCTTCCGGCGAAAAAATGACGGAACGATCCGAGGCTGAAAAAATCCGTATGGACTGTGACCACAACTCCGCTTTTGTGCGTTCTGTGGAAAAGCAGGTAAAAACTATACAGCCTCCCCGCCTTTATGACCTTACAACTCTGCAAAGGGAATGTAACCGTATTTATGGCTATACGGCTCAACAGACCCTTGATTATGTGCAATCTCTCTATGAAAAGAAGCTGGCAACCTATCCGAGAACGGACAGCCAGTATTTGACGAAGGACATGCAGGCAACCGCCGCTTCCCTGATCCTGTGGCTGCGTGACAATATGACCTTTGGAAAAGGCTACGCCGGAGAGCCGGACATTGACCGGGTAACAGATGACAGCAAAGTGACTGACCACCATGCCATTATCCCAACTGTGGAAATCGCACGGACAGACCTGTCAGAGCTTCCTTCCGGGGAGCGGGATGTGCTTACCCTGCTTGTCGTCAGACTGCTTTGTGCCACAACGCAGGTACACCGATTTGAAGCGGTCACCGCTATATTGGACTGCCAGGGATATACTTTTACGGCAAAAGGAAAGACTATTTTACAGTCCGGCTGGAAAGAGGTGGAACGGATTCACCGTATGAGTATCAGGCAGAGTGAAACGGAACACAAAGAAAATGAAGCTGTCGCTCTCCCTGTGCTGCAGGAAGGACAGACTTTTGAAGCTGTATCAGCAAGTCTCCGTGAAGGGAAAACTTCACCGCCGAAACACTATACGGAGGACACACTGCTGTCCGCTATGGAGACTGCCGGTGCGGAAGATATGCCGGAAGATGCCGAGCGTAAAGGATTGGGTACTCCGGCTACCCGTGCGGCAACACTGGAAAAGCTGGTTTCTGCCGGATTTGTACAGCGAAAGAAAAAGCAGCTCATTCCTACGGAAAAAGGAAAGAACCTGATCGCAGTCCTGCCGGACAATATCAAATCTCCCATCTTAACTGCAGAATGGGAATCCATGCTGAAACAAGTGGAACATGGCGAACTGTCGGCAACATCTTTTATGGATCAGATTGCAGATATGAGCCGGACGCTGGTAAAAGAACATACTACCCCGGAAGAACGTTTTGCGGATCTGTTTCCTTCTTCCAGAGGAACTGCACATGAAGCCGTAGGGGTATGTCCTCGCTGCGGAGCCCCGGTATATGAAGGAAAGAAAGGTTTTTTCTGCGACAACAGGGAATGTTCTTTTGCTCTTTGGAAAGATAACCGTTTCTTTTCCAGCAAGAAAAAATCCATCACAAAGTCTGTGGCAGCGGCTCTTTTGAAAGAGGGCCGTATTTCTATGTCCGGGCTTTACAGTGAAAAAACAGGAAAGACCTATGATGCGGAAGTGATTCTGGATGATACCGGCGGTAAATATGTGAATTTCAAGCTGGAATTTCCAGTAAAGAAAGGCAGGCGTAAATGAGCGATCGAAAAACCTTTGAATATGGCGGTTATCACTTCACGCCCATACGAAAATTTCACAAAAAAGAAGGCGACTTTTTCGCCATATCGAAACGGCTGGCAAGTGACCCCAACTTAGGGCTGTGTACCTATCAGGATCGGCAAAAAGCACCTTATGATTACAAAGACTTTTATACCGTTTCAACAGACAAAGAATGTGATATTTTCCGCTGCGAAGAAAATGGATTGTTGTATGTACCAGGAAAAAATGAACTTTTTATTTACCATGAACCAAAACAGAAAAAGCGGAACTCTATCGCCGATGCCCTTTCACAGCCCAGGAATGTTACTGATACAACCGAAATTTCCAGCGGTCGGCAAAGCAGAGCCCCGGAAAGGTAGGCGTTATGGCGGAGAGAGAATTGAACCGCTCGGAGCGGGCTACGATCCGAAAGCTGGTTACGGAGCTTTGCGCCAACTATGACTCCCAGGATAAGATCTGCCTTCCTCTGGACAGCCCTTGTTACATGCTGAATAAATGGTGGACCGGTGCTTATTGCAGGTACTTTGAAAAAGCGGTGCTGCCGGTGGATGCAGCACTGGAATCAGCCATTACCGGCGAGGACACCTCCATGAGACAGAAAATATGCCCTGTGTGTGGAAAGGCATATCTTCCTACAACCAGCCAGGCATATTGTTCCGCTGCCTGCCGGGTCTATGCAAGACGGAAATCCGAGCGGGAACGCAAACGCCGGAAGCGGCAAAACCAACCATGATATGTCCGCAACTTAGCCTTAAAAGTCCTTGATTTTCAAGGGCTTTTTGCACCTGTTTTCAAGGGAGCTGTATAAGAATACTCCGGTGCTTTGAAATGAGGTTAAGTTGCGGACAAAACATATATTTTAACAAAAACGATAGGAGGCGATTTTTTGAATATCAACACGATTACCGCGGAGGACCTTCGCCGCATGCCGGATAAGGAAGGACTGATTTTACAGGGCTGTGGCGGGGATCTGACAGAGTGGGTGGACGGGATCAATGAAATGCTGACAAAAGCAGGCATATTGAAAGATGGCTGTCAGTTTGAGAATGTGGCTGCTTTTCAGCACGGCGAACTGACCTGTCTGCTTTACCCGTTTGATGATGTGAAACTGGATATAGGAAAACTTGCCCTGTGGCGTTTACAGACCCATGAAGTCTATGGCGGCACATGGCTGTCGGACTTTGTGCCGAATTATTTAGGCGGATTTATAGAAACACCGGAAGCGTTGGCAGATAAACCGGATTGTCCGCTGATCGGAGCAGATGGGAACATTTTTAATCTGCTGGGTATTGCTTCCCGTACTTTGCGGGAGCATGGTTTGAAAGAACAGGCAAAAGAAATGTCTGATCGGGTATTTGTTTCCGGCAGTTATGGAGAAGCGCTCTGTATCATTGGCGAATATGTCAACATCACAGATTCCGAACTGGAGCATAAGAATTCTCTCCGTCAGCAGCTAAAAGCAACAAAACCGGCAGACCCGGTAAAAAAGCAACAAACTTCCAAACAGCAGGAACGATAAGGAGGGATGCGGAATGGAAAAGAAACGGACCTATGGTGTATGGGCAGTACGAAGCAGCACTTCTATTTTCGGACCGGCACAAAGCTGGTGCAAGGAAAATGGAAAACCGTTGGAGTTTGATACCAAAGCTGCTGCTGAAAACTATGCAAAGGAAGCCAACGAACATACGACAGCAAATGTCCGATACTATGTGAAAGAAAAAGAACCGGAGCCCGGTGCTGTTCGGAAAGGAACATCTCAACCGGAGCTGGATGCACGCAGCCATGAAGAAGTGATACCAAGAAATGATGCAGCGGAAAAACAAAATGAGATTCCGGGCAGACAGATTCCTTCTCAAACAGATCCGCTGGTAGAAATCCGCTCTGCGGTCCATAGTAATTACGCGGGTATGGTCGCTATGCTGGGTGCGGACAACCGTGTGTATTTGGGGCGTGAGGAACGCTGCCATTACCAGAATATGCAGCCATCTTACTATGACAATCAGGACGGTTCCCTGTGTTTTGTCTGTGATCAGCCCGACATGTACTATTTTCTCTATGGAGAAGGCTGGGCGCATACCCAGGCGGAAATGCTGGAACGAGGGCTTACCCTGCGCCAGTATGAAGAATTTGCGAGACTGCAAAATGGGGTCCTTGCACAGTTTACCACCCAAAGAGAAATTCTGTTTGCCGGACAGCCGTTTCAGGCGCCGGAAAGTTATCTTCGCAATGCGGAACTTTATGAGGAAGGACAAACCGGGAACTACAATATGCTGGATGGCAGGCTGAACAACGAACCTCCTGTGCGCCCGGATCTGACAGACGGACAGACGGATGAAGAAATCCGGGAGCTGGTGCCGGAAGCAAAGCCGTCTTTGATGGACCGTTTGAAAGCAGACAAACCGGAGCATGAAGCAAGGCAGATGATCCCTCCTGTGCCGGAAAGGGAACGCTGATGGCCAGGGTAAGATTTGAGGATGTAGATCTTTTGGGTGCTCTTTCCCGTATCGTAGATCTTCATACCCAACATTATAAAGAGGACTTTGACCTGGATAAGGAACTGATTTCAAAACTGGCTGTGTCAGACCGTTCAGAGGATAAACAGCTTCTTTGGATGTCACGCCCTTGCGGAACCTATACCCTGCGCGAACGGGAAGTTTATCTGGATGGAAGCCATGAAAATAAAGTGTGGCGGTTTTACCAGGAACAGACAAATGATCCCGTTTTGGCTTATGCCATCTCTTTGAAAGAAGTCAGGGACGGAAAAATATTTGGCAATCTCTATCCGCTAAATTATAGAGAACATGTGGAACGGATGAAAAAATTGACCTGTCCAATCGGAAATGTAGCCGTTGCATTTGCGGATGGAAATGTTATCACGATTCCCTATCAGGAACGGAGACAGCTTATGAACCGGTTTATGCCAGAGCATGGAGCCCCTAAAACAATGACTTATCTGCCGGAAAATGAGCCGGAGCTGATGATGATTCTAAAACGGGAACGCTTCAAACGCAGCTATCATGCGACAGCCGGAAATCTGGAGGAATATCTTGATAAGCTGGAAAAGACCACCCTGCGGGAAAAACTCAAAAGAGCAAAGACGGTGGTTTCAACACAGGAGGTCTCATCTCATAAAAGAGGGTTGGAACGATGAAGGGCGGGCATAACAAAAAATCCGTCCGCGTCGAATTTGTCATGTCCGAACCGGAGGCCGAACTGGTAAAAGAACGCATGGCGGAACTTGGCATTACCAACCTGTCGGCATATCTGCGAAAGATGGCCGTAGACGGTTACATCATTCACCTTGATATGGGAGATATTCAGGAAATGATCCGGCTTCTCCGCATTTGTTCCAATAACTTAAACCAATATACCAGACGGGCCAATGAGACCGGCAATATTTATGCCGCAGATATAGATGACATCCGCACCCGTCTGGACAGCCTTTGGGATGGCATGGACAAACTGATCCGGGGATTTGCAAACATTTCATAAACAGCCGGAAAGCCGTTGCTTTCTTTTTGCCGTCACGGTAAAATTTTTATAAGGGCAGATGCCCTTCTGAAAGGAGGCAAAGCGTATGCGTTTGATAGGTAAATTACTGGCACTTCCCTTTATGCTGGTTACGGGGATTCTTTATCTGGTATGTAAATTTTTAGTGGTTCTTTCCGGTGCGGTACTTGGGATTCTTTCTGGGATCATCTTTCTGGCGGCATTGGTGCTGTTCTTTGTCGCAGGATTTTTGCCGGGTCTTGCATGGCTTATGATCGCCTTTCTTATCAGTCCATACGGTCTGCCTCTGGCGGCTGCATGGCTGGTAGGGATCATTGGCGGGGCAAACAGTGCCTTAAAGGATTTTATATTTGGTTAAGCAGATTTGGCGGGGCGCATAGGCAGCCCCGCTCTTTTTCTGCAATTATAACTTCTCTGATTGGAATTAAGTTAAGGAGGTGACGAAAATAGCGACCACAAGACTGATGCCTCTGCATGTAGGAAAAGGTCGGAATATCTCTACTGCGATCTCAGATATTATTGATTATGTAGAAAATCCGCAGAAAACCGATTTTGGAAAATTCATTTATGGCTATGAGTGTGATACCCGGCTTGCTGATGCAGAGTTTCTTCTGTCCAAACGACAGTATGCAAATCTGACCGGCAGAAATCAGGGTGCAGATGATGTGATCGCCTACCATCTCCGTCAGGCATTTAAGCCCGGCGAAGTTACGCCAGAAGAAGCTAATCAGATCGGCAGGGAGCTGGCACTGAAGCTCACAAAAGGAAACCATGCCTTTGTTGTCTGCACCCATGTGGATAAGCACCATGTCCATAATCACATCATTATCAACTCTACTACACTGGACTGTCAGAAAAAATTTCGCAACTTCTGGGGCTCTACCTGGGCAATCCGGCGAATGAATGACAAGCTGTGTTTGGAGCATGGACTTTCGATTGTAGAAAATCCGAAACCCAGCCGGGAGCATTATGGCACATGGCTGGGAAATAAAAAGCAGCCTTCCTTTCAGGAGCAGATACGCATTGCTATTGATGCTGCATTAGAGGAAAAGCCAAAAGATTTTGAGGAACTTCTACAGAAGCTGGAAACTGCTGGGCTGGAAGTCAACCGTGAAAGAAAACATCTTCGGTTCCGAGTTCCGGGACAAGAAAATTATACCCGATGCGATACGCTCAAAGGCGATTATACAGAACAGGCCATCAAAGAACGGATTGCCGGTACACGGACAGTAAAACCCCGCCATGCCTTTTCTAAAAAAACGGTTTCCAAAGTTGGATTGCTGGTTGATATTGAAGCTGCAATCCGTTCCGGCAAGGGCCCTGGTTATGAGCGCTGGGCAAAAGTGTTCAATCTAAAGCAGCTTTCTCAGGCAGTGCTCTACTTAAAAGAACATGGCGATATGGGTTATGAGGATCTTCTGGAAAAAGCCAACGCCACTACCACTAATTTCAATACCTTATCCGTTCAGATCAAAGATCTGGAGTCAAAAATGAACGCCAATGCCGAGCTGCAAAAACAGATCGTAAACTATGCGAAAACGCGGGCTGTCTATGTAGAATATCGCAAAGCCGGGTACAGCAAAAAATTCCGAACAGAACATGAAGCTGAAATTCTGCTGCACCAGGCGGCAAAGAATCATTTTGACGAGCTGGGAATCAAAAAGCTCCCCTCTGTCAAATCTCTCCGGGAGGAATACACCGATCTTCTGGAACAAAAACGGAAAGCCTATTCTGCCTATAAG